ACTCCTACTTCCATTAAATGATTTACCATTATGTATAAATGTATCAGTTCCTGGATAAAGCTTCCACCATTCTTCAAATTCTACATTTGTATTCTTTCTCTTAGGAAGCCTTTTAAACTCTTTTGTTTCCATAAAGTTTAAGAGTTCCTGACCTAGTGTTGTTATTGTGTCATTTTCATTTATCAATCCTTTTCTTACTAAAGATTGATACAAGGCTCCTATTTTAACACTATCCTTACAGAGAGCATTAACATCATATTCCTCTTGTACCAATCTTAGTATGAAAACAACATCTAATGAATATCCACGTTTAACAAGCTCCTCAAAATGGTACGCTGTTAGAGTTAACTTCATCTTCTTTTAGTTTATACACTGTTATTTTAGCAGGAAGTCTTAATTCTGATTCTTGCTCATCACACCATCTCCAATACTCTTCTTGCATTTGTCTTTCCATCTCATAGAGATATGCTCTATCTAGATCATAAACTCTGTCCCAGTCTTCTTCCATCATTTCGTTTCCTCCTTAAAATAAGTTAATAATTGATCTATTCGTGTTTCTACTGCTATTGACTCTGCTAACTCTGCTGCTAACCATGCTGCTGACCCTGCTGGCCTTGCTGCTAACTCTGCTGCTAACCATGCTGCTGACCATGCTGCTATTAACTCATCATCTGTTGCTTCTCCATTAGCATACCTTTCAGCACAATTAACTGCATCAATACTTCTTTGATCTATTGATTCTTGCGATTTAAACGTTTCTCTTGCACACCACAGAGCAAATAGCCTCAAGTCTTTGCCTGATAAAAACTCATTACGACATAACAGCCATATTATGTCATTTTTGTTTGTAATTGCATCCCTATACTTTGCTACCCAATCAATTACTGTTAGTGTCTCATTGTCATCTGTAACAATTACGATAGGATCATAACAGGGATTAAAACTTCTAATCAATTCATTATTAATTGTTTTCATTTCATTTCCTCCAATTCTTTTTTAAATAATTTATTTGTATAGGTCTGATAAACATAGACCTATTTATTAGTTAGGCACAATTAAATGTCCCAATAGTCCCAGCTTTCTGGTGGATGATTTTCAATAAAGTGGTTATAACCTTCTTCTGTATCAGCAAATACTTTATCTTCAAAATTCCCCCACACTTTGCCGTATTTTGGGTGTATCGCTTCAAAATCATTTACCCAATAGTAATAATCTTCGTGAATTTCTCCACTTATTTCCCACCCACTTTCATTTTTACCGATACATTCTTGTGGTAAAGTATTTGCATCGTGTCCTGTAATGTTAAATTCTTTTGTTATCATAATTAACATGCTGCCCAACCAAAGAATAACCATTTACCAGATCTTTCTTGTGTTGATTGCTTATATGTAACAGTTGCCACTCTTGAAGATCCTTTTTCAAGTGTCTTCTTCATCTCTATGCTAGTACGCTTTGTTGTTTTTTCTGTGTACTCTCTAGCATATTTAACAGCATCACCTTTTGTATTAAAACTTTTAAGGCAATTATCATAATCATATACAGCATATTTAAGAATCCATTTCTTTGTTCCTGGTTCTATAACATGCTCCACTTGAGATTTAATCTTATTAGTATTGCTTTTAGGTTCTTCTATACATATACCTAAGCATTCTCCTTTTTGAAGTAAGTCATATTGTTTATCTATAAACTTCTCACGAGATAGACCACTCTTTATAAAATCCTTTGTTATATCACTAAATCCATTAGTACTATTGATTGCTCCTGAATAGCCTTCTTGATGACCATATTCATCTGTTGCAGCTTCTACAGCTTCATTATAAGCTTCTCTAATTGTTTGTCCTCTTCCTACTGTTCTGAATTGTTGTGCTCCCATAACTTATTTCTTTTTAAATTGTTCAAACCATTCATTTATGCAATACTTACTAGTTTGCTTTAAAGCAGGATATGATTTATATGTTGAGATGTAATCAACTAATTCCTTATCACTAGTTGAATGTGTACATATATATCCATATGTTAGCCTAAACTCATATATTTTTAATATTTCTCCAGCTAAATTGAAAGGTGTATCTTTCAATATTTTAATTCTAATATTTTCCATCATGATTTTTAGTTTTTAATTCTTAATCCAAATTGTAAATCAAACCATGCATATGCGTTTTCTGCACGTTCTTTATTGCATTTATTCACCTTTTTTATTAAGGGAATAGCATAGCTCTTAAATTGAGCATTCTGTTCCCTTGTCATGGTGAAGTTAAAATACCATTTGTCATCATCCATTGCATCCATTAATGTCTTACCAACCATTTCTAATTCATATTTCACTAAATGTTCAGCAAGATTTTCTCTAGTTACCTTCTCCACTAACATCACCAAAGTGTTAATTGATTTAAATCTACTGGTTTATATTTTCTTCCTTCATATGCTATTTTATTTACAATACGAAGGGCTTTCTCAATGTAATAGTTATGATTTATATTATCCAATGGATGATCTTTATATAACTTATTACATACAGTCATCAACCATTCACCAGCTTCCACTTGTGATATGGCTGCAGCATTAGTTGTACAATCAGCATTCTTAATCTTTAAGAGCTTTTCACCCTTCTTAGATACATAATAACGAATAAGCTTATTATATACACTCTTCTTACCATCAGATATACCTTCATAATGAAAGTCCTTAGAGGCTTTCTGTCTTAAAGCAAAATCATATATGTTCTTATGATTCTTAATTGTATCTTCAATAGGAATGTTATGTACATAATATTGCTCAAGAGCAATTGGTACAATTCTGGCAGACTTATTCTTGTGTAATTCAAAATCTGTCAGGAAATCACCTTTCTTCTTTATCTCACCATTTGTCTTAATAGCAATATAATCATTAACAGTGCTGAATATAATCTTACTATAGTCTGTTCTTTCAAGTTCATAACTTGTCAAGTTCATCCACCATTGATTAATTTCATTCATTTTGTCAAGCTTATTCTTATTCACCATAATAGTGACACCATCTGTATTTGCACTAATTACATGAATTCCCTCTAGTTCATATGCTTCAATTAACATCATTAATGATAATTCACCAGTGATAGTAGTAAACATAGTTAGTTCTCTATCATATATCCAAGATTGCATATCAGAGGATTTTCCGTATACACTATTAACAGCAAGCTTTAATGCTCCTACAATTCCTGCTATACGTTTATCTGTCTTAGCAAGCGGTTTAAGCTCTAATCTCTTCTCAAACATCTGTTGGTATCCCCTAAGGAATTCAATGCCTAAATGACCTGGAAAACGCTTGTTATTGATAATAATAGCTGGATAGTAGCTGGAGACATCCCAATCTATAATTTCTACATCATCTGTAGCTTCAAACACCTTAGGACCATTAACAGTATGAAGACCTCCTCTAGCAAATGTATATACATTATCAAATAGATGTATGCTCTCTACAAATTCATCCTTAAGCTTCATTCTTCTTCTTCTCATTGCTTTCAGGAAATCCTGTAATTGAGCAGTTTTAAATTCTACATATGATGCAATACACTTCTTTACAAGCACTTCATTCTTAAATGTACCTCTCTTAGGCAATTCTTTATATGTTATTCTCTTCTCCTGGCAATAGAACTTCTTAATCATTTCATCACCAATCTTACTATCAGAGAAGTTGAGACATCTAATACCAAACTCTTCTTCTATATCTTGTCTCAATTCAATTCTATTATCACCCTTATACAATGGATGATTTGTTTCACCTATAGTTATCTTATAGAATTCATAAGTGGACATAACATCATTCCTACAATAATCTTTAGTCAGAATAACATCTTCCTCTGTCATATTCACCTTTGTATGATGAATAGGCATTTCCTCAATATTCTCAAGATCCATTTCAAATTCTAGTCTTTTTAAACTCACCATACGATTTTTATTATCATAGTGATGTATTTTAAATAAGTCTAGCTGTTTTAATGCAAGCTGATGTTCTCCATATTCAGGAAATACATCATAGTTAGCATCATGAATTACATCAGCAGCTTTCTGAGCTATCATAGCACATATTTCCATTCCTGTGTGCTCTTGCCAATGTTCATGAGTCTTAAAGATCCATTCTAACACTTGACTATCAAATCTGAGATTATTATATCCCACCCAATAATCATCTTTCCAAGCTTCAGTGAATCTAATAAATGAATCAAGATCATTTCTCCATTTACTCACCTCAAACTCAAAATACAAATCTGTGTTTGGATCATATACACCAACAAGAAACAATTCTTGCATGGTTTCTATATCATAAATAACTACTTTCATATCAGTTAGTTAATATTATCCCAATAATGGTCACATTCATTTGCTTCCTTATCATAAGGAACTTCCATAAAATATGATTGCCAATATTCATCAGCTATTGATGTATATCTGTAACACTTTGTTTTCAATGGGCATTCTTCACCCCTACATTTAGTTATATCTGGCATGTTATACGTTATTACATATTAAATTGTCAATTTGTGATAAATCATATGCTATTGCATATATTTTAAATAAAAATCCCCACTCTCACTATAATAGCAAGAGCAGGGACTGGGGACAGGGAAAACTGGATACATAATTAATTCTTTTCCCAAAGTTACTTTATTTTCCTCAGTTTTGCAACATGTTGATGATATTCTTCTGAAGGAGAATAGTAATATTTACCATTCTTTAAAACAAGTCTGTCCACTTTCTTAGCAAATACTTTGCCTATTAGCCTATCTACATCCTCATCACTATTAGGTGAATATATTGAGGGAGTTGCGTGACACCACGATGATTTATATTCTAGTACCATAATTAAAAGTAAACTCTAAAGTGATTTGAATGTAATTCCACCTTCTTAGCAACACCTTCAAATGTCATTCCTTCAGGAAGTGTAAGTTTAGCTTCTTGAACAGGAGTAATTATTGCTTGTTTCTGCATTTTTTTACTTAGTGGATTAGGAATACCTAATTTTCTACGCATAAGACCCACTTTAACTTGTAAAGAGTCAAAGTCTCTATCCCATTTAATTGAATAGATTTTTGCAATATGACTAGTTCTTTTACCCAATTGCAATTCATTTTTTAAAATTTCATTTTCTTTTTCTGTGTAAAATTTTAGAGTTCTCATAATTTTTTAGATTTTAGCAAAGCAACACATTCCTGATGTATCACGATACCTGGTGAATAAATAACTTGTTTCTTGTTGAGTTTTAAATATTATATGTTTAATAGGAGAATCATATTCTTGATATTCAATAACTTGTTCGTCCCTTGCTTTAAAGAACTCATCAATTGTTTCCTGAACTCCTATTCTAGTAGAGAATGTCATTATGAAATTGTTTTTGAATTTGCTGATATATTCTTTCATATATCTAACAGTAACGCAAAAATCAAGATCATATAATGTATTCTCTTTATTAGCATCAGCTGTAAGTATATCATCATACTTCAGATGAACAGCACTTTCTTTAAGTGTGCTTAATTGTTTAACAAGTGTTGGCATATCTCTCTCATATATCTCAAAGCTTTTACATCCTCTATCTTTCAAGAATGATATATACTCATTGATATCTGGTCCAGCTAGTCCAACAACTTGTTGAAATTGAAATCTCTGTAATAGAAATTCCCTTACAGCATGCTTATTTGTAGCATCTGTATATGTGGGCTTCAATCGTCCCATGATTCTATAAATTCTTCATCATCATCATCATTATCAGAAAATAGTCTTAATATCACTTTATCTTCTGCAATAGTAGAATCAATTATTCCATATTCATACTCATCATCATCAACATCTATTTCTAATATACCATCACACTCTTGGATTATATAGTTAATGTCTTTGATTGTTATATCTCTGAGCTCATCAGAATCTTCTCCTTCATCCCACCACCCTATTTGTTCAGGAGTGGCGAGAATGGATTCATCTGTATCAAGAATATATAATTCTATTGGATAACCATTGTTATTAATATAATCTTCTTCGTCATCCATATTCATAAATGAACGATCTAGTTGATATACTTCTAGATATTCATTCTCTGTACCAGCACGATGCATTCTAATAAACATCATTCCCTTCTCAAGATGAAGAGGTTTGTAGTTTTTAACTACTAATTCACCTGGATAATACATAACATCAGTCTAAATGGCTATTAACACCATTAATGGCATGATGAATATCACAAAACTTATTGCTTATGATATTAAAATACTTATGATCCCAATGAACCATTGACATCATTAATAAAATAAGTAGAAATGGTAGATTCCACACTACAAAAAATAACCACAATGCAAAATTTAATACTTGTTTCATAATTTATTTGATTTTGAGTTTAACAAAAAAGCCACCCTTATTTGGGTGGCTTGTCTTCATGTGCTAATAAATAGCTTACAATAATTTCAATTATGACCCATATAGCAAAGTATTTATAATCATTTCTTCTAACAATTGATCTGATTCATCTAATGATAAATCTTCTGGTAAATAATATAAATGACCATTATAATCTACACATTTGTGATTATCCATCATAAGTTCTACATAGTCGTCAGTTTCATCATCCCTAACTTCAATACAATAATCATTAAGGAATCTCTCGATTAGTGATTTAATATTATTAATCCTCATCTTCTTCTAGTTTAAATAGTTCATCATAACATTTTCCACATATACGAGAGATAATTATTTCTCGTTCATCTGCTGTGAGATTACTAAATGCAACTTGAGCCAATTGTCCCTGTTTATGTTGGAACAATTGACTCTCTGTAACATCAAGATTGTGATTTTCACCACAACTTCTACATGTAAATATCATTAGTTAAATTTTGATTTTAAATTCTCTCTGTCTATAATATTCTTTAGCTTAATAACATATTCTCCATCTTCAGCATAAGATTGTGAAAGATAATTATAATAATCATCTTCTGTCTTAAGTTTAGATAAATATGTTGCACAATAGAATCCGTAATCATATACAGAATCTGACCAGTTCTTATAATAAGCATGATTGTTCTGTGATCCTTTAGAAAGAGTGACACGTTGTGTAGCCTCTTTCATACCAAATAGATTATTATTCTCTACAAATATCCTTGAATGAAAGTTATTTGTTTCTAACAATGCTTGTGCATATACTATATAAGGAAACTGAAAATTCATTTCCTTAATATGATCCACCAATTTACCTTCAGTAAACTGATTCTGTTGAGCCATTATGATCAATACTTGCCTCTCTGTGAGCTTTTTATCAATCTTAACAGCTGACCAGCTGATTATTGTAATGGCAGTTGCTATAATTCCTACAATAGCAAATGCTTTCTTTACCATCTTCACTTCTGTAAATGTTAGCAGTTCTTCATTGAATTTGTAATACATAATTTTTAATTTTTAATTATTACTACGCTTCCACACTTGGGACATAATAAGAAATAATACCATGTGTTACATCCTGCACACATTCCTCCTTTAGTCTCGCTCATGTTTAAAGCAAAGGTGACACTTAATTAATGCATGACTATATCTTAGCAATTGATGTTTTGATATCTTCCATCTATGCTCTGATGTAATCTTATCTACACCACATAAATGATGCAAATCATCTAACTTATGAACCTTATGTGTATGAAGATTCACAATGTAATGGTATCCCATTATTTTATCCCAAATGTTTCTCATATACGTATATATTTAAAATACAAATATAACTATTTTATTATTCTCATCAATGCTCTTTTAGCCAGCACTAATGAAACTTGCACATCATATAGTTCTTTATGTGCCTTATAATTATACACATCATTAATATTATATATGATATCAGTGAGACTATCAATAGCCTTTTGCACTTCTATTGCAACATCTAATGTTACAACTTCTTCCTTTGGTTTAGTAGTGAGGACAAGTGTGCTTCCCTCTGTATAACCATTCATATTCTCACTCCAACTAATGTTTTTCATAACAATGCTATATAATAGTTTATAAAAAGCTTCCTACTCAGCACATATGTGCCTTTCGGAAACTCAAATTAGTTAATAATAAATTTTACTACAATGTAATATGTTATTAATGTACATAACATTAAAATTAGTACATTAGTAATCCTCTCAAAGTCAAAATTTAAATTCATCGTCTGTTGTATTTATAAGGTTTAGTACATTTATTCTGTTTCCACGAACCTGATGTTCCATAATATTGAACACCACAAGAGCACATAATGCTCATTAACAATAGTATTATTATAACTTTCATATTATATATGATTTACTAAGTTATGATAATCTTGTTCTGTCTCTGGATAGGTTCTAATATTGAATCTCTCCTTTTGAGTAGCTATCATTACAGCAGCTTCATATCTCTGCTGTTTGATATAATTTTCACTCTCACGTGTATACACACGTATGTCAGCATCACGCTGCACTTGTTTACTTGAATAAATTGGTTTCATAATTAAATAAGATTTGAGTTTATATAATTAAATACTTTTTTGTTTCGACCTTCTATTAGGTCATCATCAGCTTGAACAATAGTCCAAGAACAGAATATAAATATATATCAATACATATAAGAAGAAAATATTTATTCTATATATGATAATAATATATCACTAATGCTATATGTAATGTTTGTATTTTGATAATTCCGTATCAAATATTAACGGTTATTACCATTGAGAGGTGCTACAGCACTACATTCTCACCCAACAAACACTAACAAACTAATGCTAAATTACCATTGCTCTCTCGTAAAAATTTAAAGAGAAGGTAATATACCATTAGTGTAGAAGATATATAAGGATGAATGAACATTTGTTGTGAATTAACCCACCCAACTGTACGAATGAATTCGTTGTTCACCCACCCTTATATATGCTTCAAGAGAGAGCCCCGAAGGGCAAGCTCTCTCTCTGCACAGACTACATCGCTCCTGCGAGATTATTGTAATCAATGGCCTCAGGAGACCATTCCTTTACAATGATATCATCTTGCTCTGTCCATCCTTGGCCAGGCATTCCCACATAGAACTGATTTTGTTTGTCATTGTGGAATACTGGAAATCCACTGATCTCTCCCATTCCCACTCTGTAGGAACGTACTAATTGAGTCAGATCTTTACTGCAAATCACAGTAATTACTTCCACCTTGTTTGTAGTCTCGTTCAATTTCTTGTACAAGATCGTGGCACGCTCTGCTTTAGTTTTGCTCCTGCGAACAAGCAACGTTGAGTAGCCCTTAAAAATCTCTGGAAGAGTACCAACACTTGTGTTTTCTGATTGCTGATCTTCGCGACGATCAACCTTTGCTAATAATTCTGTAACATTTGCCATAATCGAATAGTATTAAAGTTTATTAATGTAGGGAGCCCACCCCCTGAAGGCTAAAAAATAGGTGGGGTTGTAATTGGTAGTAGGCTCTCCTCCCATATACACATCACTATGGGGGGGTAGAAAAAAATTATGACAAGCACACTCACAAGATGCCTCTCTGGCCCTATAGAAAAAAAAATTTAAAAAGATTTGGAAATGTGATTTTTTAGTTTGACCTTTGGGGCGGTGGTAGGGCTTGGTCTACATACATCAAAACAATTTAAGGGATAATATAGCAATATACAATATTGAAACAATTGGAATTGTTATAATTAGGTTTATCTTTGTACATATAAACTAAATGATGGAAACCAAAATAATAGTTCAGAGTCTTAAGAAGTCTGTTGATAATAGTTTATTATTGGCTGAGAGATATTATTCTCTCCTTTCTGCTATTAATGATTTGAAGCTTACGACAAGGGAAATACAGCTCATAGCTTTTACAGCTATTAGGGGTAATATGTCATATGCTAATGTGAGAGAAGATTTTTGTAAGAAGTATAATACAACGTCTCCTACGATTAATAATATTATTAGTAAGCTTAAGAGAATACATGTTTTAATTAAGGATAAGGGGAAGATAAAGGTGAATCCAATTATTCTGTTGGATTTCAATAAGGATGTTACATTGGAAATAAAGCTTGTTCATGGACAAACCAATTAGTCTTTCTGTAAAGAATTTCCTTATTAGGAAGATGGCTGTTGATATGATGATTTCTGAGAAGACGCTTGAGATTGTTATTAATCATCAATTTGGTTCTGCTCTTGATGCTCTTTCAAAATATAGGACAGTGGAGCTTTCTGGGTTTGGGAAGTTTGTTCTTACACAGAAGAGAGTTGATAGGGCAATGAAGAAGTATTCTTCACAGATGGAGGTGTTGAATAATGAGCTGGCTAAAGAGGATGTTACAGAACAGAAGAGAAAGCAAGTGACAGCTACAATGAATACGGTGGAGAATAATATCAATGCTTTAAATAAGAGGATTTCATGAACATTGAATTTGCACATATATATGAGGGATGGAGAAATCATATTATTCCTCCAGCACATTTGAAGAAGGCTATTAAGTTGGTGAGTAGGGAACGGATGATGATATGTAAGGGATGCGAGTTTAATTCTAGGAATAAGAAGGATTATCATTCTGTACGTATTGATGAGCATTGCACAGATTGTGGATGTACGTTGTCAGCAAAAACTAAATGTTTGTCATGTTGTTGTCCTATGGATTATTGGACATCAGTTGTTTCTAAAGAAGAGGAGGATAGAATAAATGAAAAGTAAAATACTAATTAGAAAGATTGCATTGCATAATTTCATTACGTCACTTATTGAGATATATGATGATGGTGCAGACTTTATTGATATTATGGGAACAACAGATCCCAATCAGGATGAGATAGGGCTAATGGTACGAGAGGAGTATTATTCAGAAGAACCTACAGAGGATGTAGAGAAATTATCAGAAGACGAATTAAACCAATTGATATGAAAGACACACAAGATGCATTTATGATTATGGAGAGGCTAGCTGCATTAGTTGCCACACCAGGAGTTAATGAAGATACACAAAAGATTGCAAATGATCATATACAGACTATTCTAACGTCTGTTGTGAAAGGAGCTATTAGTAAACTGTCAGCAACATCAGCAGGATTGTTTGTATGAGAATAAATTATTATAAGGAGATATTAGGTGTTCTACAAACATTGAAGGAGCTTCATCCAGCACAGAATATGGGGAAGCATTTAGCCACTGTTATAGATGACTATGATCTCTGGAGTATGAAAGATAAAGAGTTGTATTATGCAATTGATAAATATGCAAAGCAGCTTGATCTAGACACTCACATAGATGAGGATATAGATGTTATAATAAAGGAGGGGATGAATCTGGATAGTTTCTTTCTCTTAGCAGATCCAGAAGACGCATATTAACAACAACAAAAACCAACTACATATGGAAATTCAAGATTTAATAGATAGTTATTTAAATGATATATCACATAGGAATGACGATTTACCAGCTTGTGGTTCTGATGATGCATGCGAAATGGTTAATAATCTTTTAAATAGATCAGAAAATAAAGAGATTAAATTACAATTAAAAAGCAGACAGTCATTTGATGAAGAAGATATCTTAGATGTTATACTTTCTTCTACAGAAGAGGAAATTAAAAAAGATATTAAAGAAATATATTCTATTTTAAATAGGATACAAAAAAAATTAAAACTAGTGTAATGGCATTAAAGAAAACTACATATATAAATACGGAACTCATTTGGGCAGAAGTACAATTGTCTTCTTGGAAGCAATATGTTGATGCTAATCCTTTGCATAAGCTTGTTGATAGGATTGAATGGAAGCCTACAGCTAAAGGAGGAATGCTTCCTATGGTGATTGCTTCTATTGAAGCTCAAGGTAAGTTTATTCAGGAAACAATGAAGAACTATCTTGCCCTTCTAGAAGTGGTTGAAAAGCTACGTGAAAGAGAAGAAGCAAAGGTGGAAGTGAGAGGTAATGTAGGACTAGGCACAATGGCTGAAGACTTCTTAAAAAATAGAGGATGATAATCCCTACAATAGATTATAAGGATTGGTTCATTAATCAGCCTAGAGTTCCAGATAGACAATCAGAGGAGTATAAAGCATTCTTTGATTTTCACAAAGAGATATGCCTCACAGGCTGTATGATGAATGGAGAGTATATCAATCCTTTCTTATATTGGCATTTAAATATATGGCACACAGAGGTAGATATAATAGATGAGCGTGGAAGGATTAACCAGAAGTATGCTAATCCATATCTTAGAGACAATGAGTGGATTGTAACTAATGAAATAGAAAAGGCTCATCAAGAGAAGAGAGGACTTGTTATTCTAGGAATTAGACGTTTTGCTAAATCAGTTATAGAGGCAAGTTATATTGGTTGGGGAGCTACGTTTGATGAGAACTCACAGAATATTATTGCTGGTCTTAACTCAGCGGATATAAAACTTATTACAGATAAGCTTGATAAGGGATTAAACTTTCTTCCTGAAGCGTGGAGATGGCAGAGAGTGGAGGACAATTGGAAGAATCAAGTGACATTAGGAATTAAAACAAAAGCAGGAGAACGTATTCCATTCTCCCAGATCCTCATCAGGAATCTTGATGAAGGTAATAATGAAGAGGCTATTGCAGGTACAAAGCCTAGAAAGCTTATTATTGATGAGATAGGTAAAGGTAATTTTCTCAGAGGATTCCAGGCAGCAGTTCCTGGATTTACCACTCCTTTTGGTTGGGGATGTTCTCCAATTCTTACAGGAACTGGTGGAGATATGAAGAAGTTTATGGATGCTAAAAGTCTCATGTTTGATGTAGACAACTATAACTTCCTAACATATAATAATGAAAAAGACACCAACCGAGTTCATGGGTTATTCATCTCGTACAAGTATAGGATGGAAGCAAAGGAGTCCTCAACACTTGGGGCATTCCTTGGGAAACCATCCACTAGCGAGCTGCACGATATACCAATGCTTGTATCTAATGAAGAAAAGGCAACAGAAATTACCAACACAAACCTTGAACGGTTAAAGAAAGCTGGCGATAGAATTGCATATCTAAAAGAGAAGATGTATTATCCTGTTGAAGTGGATGATATATTCTTAAATGAGGATACAAACATATTTGATATTGAGGCAGCTAAGCGTCAGAAGACTAGACTATTAAATCAAGAACGTACAGGAACACCTGTTATTCTGTTTCACGATGGAGAAAAAACTTCACATGAGTTTACAGATAAACAGCCAATTACAAACTTCCCTCTTAAGAGCTCCGATTTAAAGGATGCCCCTGTTGTTATATATGAGTTTCCTGTAGAGAATCCTCCATATGGTTTATATGTTGCAGGAGTTGACCCTTACAGACAAGGACAGTCTGCATATAGTTCCTCTCTAGGAAGTGTATACATATATAAGAGGATGCATGATATTATGGGAGAGAAGTATCAGGATATGTTTGTAGCTAGTTATTGTGCTCGTCCTGATAAAAAAGAAACATGGGAAGAACAGGCAAGACTTTTGATTAAGTATTATAATGCTCGTACCCTATGTGAGAATGATGACATCTCTTTTATAGAATATATGAAAGCAAAGGGAGATGCACACTATCTAGAGAAACAACCACAATGGTTGTTAGAAGTTGTACCTAACACTACCGTTAAACGTGAGTATGGGGTGCATCGTAGTTCTAGAAAGATTATTGATTATCTTCATAATTGTTTGAAGAAGTATATGGAAGAATCTATATATAAGGAAACAAATGATGATGGAGATGTGACAAAAGAGTTCTTAGGAGTGAGCAAGATATTTGATCCTGTTCTTCTTGAGGAGATTATACAATACAATGATTCTGGTAACTTTGACCGTATTGTTGCAGCAGAGCTAGCTATAGCTCAAGCAATTAAGATGGATCCTATTATGGGTAAGGTGGGAGGATCAGGAGACCCTAGAGTAAATTCAATGTTCAAACCAAAAATTAAAAATGTATTATTCTCCGAATCAAGGGGAATGTTTAATATAAAGAAACATAAACTGTTTATATAATGGCAATTATAAGGTATACAAAAGATGCTACTATTAGGTATGCATATCTTAACATCTTTCCTGATCAATTCAAGACAGATAAAGAAAAGCAAGATGAGAGTTGGGTGAAGAACACAATGGACTATTTTGCTAACAAAGCCTATGCTGAATATGTAAAGAACCGAGACACCTTTGTAAAGAACTATGATTTGATGAAAGGTATTCTTCGTATGGAAGATTTCTATCAAGAGCCTCAGGTTAAAAGTTTTACAGATATGTTAGAAGCAGATTTACAACTTCCTGCATATGTAAAACATTATAGTATTATCACCACTCCTATCAATGAGCTAGTTGGAGAGATCTCCAAACGCCCTGATACATTTAGAGTGAAAGCATTTGATGATGATAGTAAGTCTGAAGAACTAGAATTTAAAACTGGTATTCTTCAAGAGTTTATTGTCAATCAAGCTAAAGAAAAGATTCTACAAAAAGTTGCAATGGCTGGTCAAGAAGTATCTGATGAAGATGTTCAAAAGATGACAATGGAACAAGTGCAGGATCAATTAGACTCTTATACATCTATTGCAGAGAAATGGGCCAATCATGTATTAACATGTGAGAAAGCTGAATTTAATCTAAAAGAAAAGAGTGAGGATGCATTTAGGGATATGTTAATCTCAGCAAGGGAGTTCTATCATATATATGAAGACAACTCTAAGGTGGGATATAATATAGAAGTGGCTAATCCAAAGAACGTATGGTTCCTTACAACACCAGATAGAAAGTGGGTTTCTGATCCAACAGGTAGAGCACAGGGTGCATATGCTGCTGGTACAGTGACAGTTATGGAACTATCAGAAATCATTGAAAGTATTCCAGATATTACAAAAGAAGAGATAGATCACTTACGTTCTTCTCTACAGGATTATGGCTTAATCAATGTTCGTGAATCAAACCTTGGTAATCCTAATGCCCCAGAAGGTATAGACTCAGTGCAATATGACACATTTGATCCTCTCGTTCTTCAGACAAGAATGATGATAGAGAGTGAGATGAAAGAAAATAATGATGGACTAAAAGACTTCTTAGGACTTACAAACAATGTGTCTTCATTTGGATATAAGTATGTTGTTGTTAGAAGCTATTGGATATCTAAAAAGAAAATAGGCAAACTTATATTTATAGATGAAATGGGCAATGAGCAATCAATGCTTGTTGATGAAAATTATAAATCAGGAACTATTCCTACACAACAATCATTAGAGTGGGGATGGATTAATGAATGGTATCAAGGAACAAAGATTGGTCCAGACATCTATCATATTAAACCTTTTAAACTTCTTAGCTATTGCCCTATTATTGGTACTACATATGAAGTGAAGAATACAGAGGCAAGAAGCTTAGTTGATTTAATGAAGCCTTTCCAAGTGTTATATAATGTATGTATGAACCAGCTTTATCAGCTTCTTGAAAAAGAAGTGGGTAAGGTGCAATTAATGTCCTTAAGACATATTCCAATCCCTAAAGATGGAGATGCACAAGATGCATTAGATATATGGGAAATGGAAGCACGTAGAAGAGGAGTGGTATTTATTGATGACTCTCCAGAAAACTTAAAGAGTCCAAGTTCATTCAATCAATTTACAGCTCTTGATCTTACACGTACACAAGAAATACAATCTAGGTACACTCTTGCTCAACAAGTGAAGAATGAATGTTGGGAACTTATAGGTATGTCTAGACAGCGTATGGGAACTATTTCAGCTAGTGAAACTGCTACAGGTACCAACACTGCTATGCAACAAAGTTATTCGCAAACAGAGCCTCTATTCGTTGCTCACGAGTATGTAATTGGTCAATTGTATCAAGCTATTATTGATGCATCATTATATGTAGAAAGTGCTAAACCACAATCTACCCTATCATATATAACATCAGAAGGAGAATCTGCATTTGTACAAGTGAATGGTGATGATCTTAAGTTTAGAGATTTGAAGGTGTTCCTCACCAATCGTCCTGAAGATACTCAGATGTTTAATGAACTACGTCAATTAGCACAAGCTGTTATACAAAATGGTGGATCATTATATGATATAATTGAACTATATTCTACTAAGAGTATGAGAGCAATGAAGAAAACATTTAAAGATCTTAGAGATAAACAACAACAAATGCAAGAGCAACAAGCTCAACAACAACAGCAACAGCTTGATCAACAGAATCAACAAGCTCAAGCAAACCTTGCACAAGCACAACAACAACATGATGCTGATCTTGCTCATGAAGACTATCAGAATGAACTAGATAGAATCAATAAGAAAGAGATAGCACTCATTGCTGCTGAAGCAAAAGGGGGTGCTCTTCCTGATGCAGATGCTAATGCTGTACCTGATGTCCTAGAAATTAATAAATTAACACATGAACAAACTAAAGCTGCTAAAGATTATCAACTTAAGATGGCAGATATTCAAAGTAAGAATATGCAGAATATGCAAAAGCTTCAAGTGGAAAGAGAAAAGCTGCAGGTTGCAAGGGAAAATCAAGCAAATGATCTAGCAGTTGCTAGAGAAAATGCTAAAGGTCGTAATAAAAAATAATAAATTTAGTTAGAAAAAAAAATATTAATGCTATATTATCCACAAAAGTTATAACTATAGAACGATATACCTTTGATATTAAATACCTTTATTCTACTTTTACGTGTAATAAAAACCAAAAATAAAATAAACTACATATGGCTGAAAATCTAGAGACTCCGTCTTTCGGAAATTTTAGTATTGAAAATACTATGGAAATGGGAATGGGAAATGCAGAACTTTTAAATGATCTGTTATCTCCAGAAACATCCACTTCAGATCCTAATGAACTCAAAGAGATCATTGCACAGGTTGAAGATCCTGCTCCAACAAAAGCTCCTTCAAAAGGAAAAGAAATTGTTCAAAAACTTGAAGGAGAAGAAACCACTGATCAAGACCTTATTTCTAATTTCTTAGGAGATGATGACACTGATGAAGATGATGATGAATATGTTGCTCCAAAAAAGACTGTTACTAGTGAAGAACCTGAATCTGAAGAAGAAGAAGAAGTTTCACAATTCACAGCACTTTCAAAAGACCTATATAAACTAGGTGTATTTACAAAGGATGAAGATGAGGAAGATGTTCCTGTAACAACTCCTGAAGAATTTCTTGAAAGATTCACTGCAGAAAAAAAGAAAGGTGCTATTGAAGTTGTAAATAATTTCATTGGTCAATTTGGAGAAGACTATCAAAATGCATTTGAAGCCATATTTGTAAAAGGAGTTAATCCAAAAGATTATTTCAATACATATAATACAATTGCAAACTTTGCAGAACTTGATCTAGCTGACGAAGATAATCAAGTGAGAGTTATAAAGCAAGCATTGACTGATCAAGGTTTTGAGCCAGAAGATGTAATCACAGAAATTGATAGGCTTAGAAACTACGGTGATCTTGAAACAGTAGCTGCTAAACATCATAAGGTGTTAGTCAAACGAGAAGCTATAAAACTTCAACAACTAGAACAGAAATCTGAACAAGAGTTACAACAAAAAGCTGCAATTAAAAATCAGTATATACAGAATGTTCAACAGATCGTTCAGGATAAACTAAAAACAAAAGAGTTTGATGGTATTCCCATCAATCCAAAATTGGCTAACGAACTACAAGACTTCCTCCTGGTGGATAAGTATAAAACAAACTCTGGTGAAACATTAACAGATTTTGATAAAGCCATCTTAGAAATGAAACGACCTGAGAATCATGCAATGAAAGTTAAGGTTGCACTACTTCTTAAGATCTTAGAAAAAGATCCTACATTATCAACAATACAACGATCAGGAGTCTCAAAGAAGTCTGATCAATTATTTGGAGAAGTAGCAAGACAAGTGACAAAAGTAAAATCTGTCACTCAACAAAAGAAACCTAATTCATGGTTCGAATAATTTTTTTAATATTAAATAGATAACAAAATGGCAATTCAAACAATCCCAGGTCTAACTGGTTTTACTTATGCACGTATCGCTTCAATGGACAAACGTGCTGTAGGTAAACTTACCGATGCTAATCACTTGGAATCATTTCACAGCACTGAGCCTGCAGACTATGATAAAAAAATCATCAGTCTTTACACACAGAGCTCACTGTACAGTAATGACTTCCTTGACATGATTAACAAAAGCACACCTTATTATATTGATAATAATAGTGATGCTTGGAAATGGCAGGTAGCAGTACCTTACAAATTCCCTAAAATTATTGACGTTCCTGAAACTACTGCTCAATTAAGCAAGCCAGGTATTGATGGTCAAGAATTTCAACTCATTCTTGATACTAACGAATTCTCTAAGAATGCAATCATTTCTGTAGGTTCTCGTCAGTATGGTCCTCGTTTCTATGTGATCAAAGATCCTCAACCTTGGAACGTGGGTTACTTGTACAGCTTCACTCTTATCAGTGACAATCCTACTGTTGATTATGTATCTTCTACATTCCTACAGATTGGTATTGAACTAGAATTAGTTGATGCTGCTATCGGTGAGTTTGACCAAGATCTATTAGGTCTTCCACGTTTGGGTGAGCAGATCACTATGTTTGAATCTCTTGGTTCTGGTTATGGTTTTGAACACAAAATCACAGAATGGGCTGATGACAAAATGATGCGTGATGCTTCTGGTAAAGCTCTTGACATTTTGGTATATGCTCCACAGCGTAGGAACCAATTACCATTAACTCGTAATGATGTTAAATGGGAACCGTTTATCGAATTCTGGATGCGTAAATCTATGTTAGAACTTAAGGTTAAACGTATGATTTGGTCTAAGCCAGGTACTGTTAAAACTAATGGTTCTAAACAAGAATTGAAACGTACTTCTGCTGGTGTATACCACCGTATGCGTAACAATGGTAACCTTGTTCAGTACAATCGTGGTGAGTTCTCTGCTAACTTGATTCGTTCAGTGTTTGGAGATTTATTCTATCGTCGTGTGGATGTTAAAGACCGTAGGGTTAAAATGTACACTAACGAAGCTGGATTTGATGTATTCCAACAGGCTCTTAAAACAGATGCACTTAATAGTGGACTTACCTTCATGGCTGATTCAGGCAATCGCTATATGCAAGGAGAAGGACAGCACATCACTTATAACTTTGCATTTGATGCAATGGTAACTCGTGAGACTGGTCGTGTTGAACTTATTCACTTGAAAGAACTTGATCTTCCACAGTCTAACTTAGAGTTTGGACAGAACAAGAAAAGCACTCCTGTATTCATGGTATTTGATGTTAGCCCAATGAGCGATGGCTCTATGATTAACAACATGCGTGAAGTGCGTATGAAGGGTGCTCCTTCTATGACATGGGGATATATTGATGGTACTCGTCACCACTTAGGATTTGCAAAATCTCAAGGTATGTCAAGTGCTAACAAGTTCCCAGGATATGAAATTTGGATGAAAGACCGTTGTGATGTGTTCATTGAGGACTTATCACGTACAGTGCTCATCGAAGAAATTCCACAGTTCTAGACCCCTCCCGAAAAGATCATCCTCTCCTAAGTTCCACTTGGGGGAGGACCTTTTCAAACTATAGAGATGAGAATTGGGTCTTCCCAATTGCTATGATGTTCGATCATCACATCTCACGATTAAAACCAATAAATTAAAAATAACTAAATATGGGTAAGTTAGGAAAGATTTCAGTATTGAAAAGAGAGTATAATAATGCTCAATTACAAACAATGCAAGGTGGACTTGCACTTCAAGGCATGACAAGGATTCCTGGAACAGGAGTATTTAAATATCCTTACAAAGAGCTAGATGGTAAATATAGAACAGGACTAGACAAAGATGCTTCATACATTAAACGAATTCAAGATCCTCTAGAAAAAGAATTAGAGATTGAACGTGTAATAGCATTGAAAGAAAAGCTTGAATATGAGTTAGGTGATATTGATCTTGGATCTCGTTCACAGTTTTGGAACTACGGATTATCAACATCTAGTGATGATCAAAGACATGTTCAACCTGTTAAACTATTAGATGGAGATAATTTATTTGATCTATCAATTGCTTTTCAAGAACTAGCATTTTCATGGTTGAGAGTACATCCTACAATTGCTTCTAGCTATCAAGCTTGGGAACGTGGAGAATATCCTGCAGATACACAATTCTATGTTGCAGATGATGAAATCGAAACAGCAATCATATATAAGAAAAAGCAGTTAATTAATAAGGCTATTTCTAAATTTGATTCAATGAGTCCTGATAAGAAGCGTAAGGTGGCCAGACTATTAGGATTGCCAGTTACAGAAGATTCTAAAGAAGATGTTGTATATAATCAAGTTGATAACGTATTGAAACAAACTGAATTTGCAAGTGGCAAATATCAAGGATTATCTACAGTGGAAGTCTTTAACAGGTTTGCTGATATGAAAGAAAACTTACTCCATATTAAAGATCTTGTCAAACAAGCTATTACACATTCCGTTTATAGAGTGAAACCAAATGGTAAAGTTTATGAAGGAGAGTTTGAAGTGGCTAAAGACGAAGATGATTTAATTAAGTTCCTTGTAGATGATGATAACCAAGATGAGTTATTGACACTAGAAGGAAAGTTAAAAACTAAGAAACTCGCTTCGATATGATACCAGTAGATAGTTTATTATATAAGATTGATCAAAAACTAAATAAGCTATCTACAAACGATCACCAACAGATCCAGCTTGAGGATAAGATTCTTGCCCTAAATGAGGCTCAAATTAAGCTTATCAAACAAAAGGTGGATGGTATTAGCGTTGTAAGTGGAATGGGCTTAGATGCCTTTAAAAAGCGATATGAAGATCTACAAAGTTTAGTGATATCCTACAATGATGGAGCTCTGTCACTAGCTTTGAAGAATCTTGAACTAAACCAATGGGCAGCAAACATACATCTACTTAATCCTAGATATATGTTTTATGTTGATAGTTATGTATTAGCACATAAAGGAAGATGTAAAAATAGAAAGATCTGGATTAATCGAGATTTAGCTAAACATGGTGATTTACAATTCATTCTGAATAATGATCATTACAAACCATCTTTTGAATACCAAGAGACTTTTAACTTCCTATCATCTGATGAAATAAGTATTTTCACAGATGGCACATTCACTCCAGATAAGATCTACATAATGTATATGAGATATCCTCAATATATAAATAAAACAGGATATATACAATTAGATGGTGAACCATCATATGATCAAAACTGTGAGCTTGAAACATATCTTGAAGATGAGCTCGTAGATCTTACAGTGCAGAATTTAGCAATGTATACAGAAAATGCTTCTGCTGTTCAGAGTGCTCAATTCAGAATACAAACAAACGAATAACTTTTTTTTCTTAATTTAATAAATAAACAAAATGGCTGATTTTTCTCTAACAACGCTATTCGTAGTACCAGTGGGGCAAGCTGCACTCCCTAGTGCTGGATCTACGCAAGACCTAGCTCCAGGAATCGTTGGAATTTTTAACAACAGTTATGCTACCGTTGATTCAACGGACATTGCTGATTTCCCTTATTTCTACATTGCACAAGGTCGTGTAAACACTTACCTACAAGGTTCTAAACGCTCTGACAAAATCAAGGGCTGTCCTGCTGGTGTAGGTTGCAATTCTAATGTAACTGAGTGGTACAAAGTAACTGGATGTCCTACTCCTGCTAATCAGATTACTGATGTAACTGGATGGAATGTAAAATGTGGTGATATTGTCACTCTTACATTACGTGCTCATGCTAGCTACATTGATACTCTTTATTTCAATGGTTTCACTCGTTCAGTGACTGTTAATGCTCCTTGTTGTGATTGTGGTGGTGATCCTTGTGACACTGTTGACACTTCTGCATTGATTGACCAATTCATTGTTAAGCTTAGACAACAAGCTCCAGGTAACAACCCTGACAACATTAGCTTTAACACATTCTACACTTTTGAAAATGTAGGTGGAACTATTTTACGTATCACTGGTAAACCTCTTACTAAATATGGTCAACCATGTGACGTTGCTGCATTCCCTTGGGAATATGATAGGATGTGGTTCCGTACATTTGTCTACAGTGGTCCTGCAACTACAGCTGACTTTATTGTTGCTGATGCTTGTAACTTTGTAGCTGAAGCAGTTGTACAACAGCGTTCTTCTTATCCAAGTGGAACTTCTGCTGAGATTCAACAGTTAGAAAAGAACTTCTATAGCTACCAAGCTGGTTATCTTAAACATCTATATCGGATGGTTGGATACAATGAGAACTTTGAAAGCTGGGTATCTGCTGGTACAACTTATGACACCTACTACATTAAGTTTAATGAGTTAAATAAATCAGCATATGTTTGGGGTGATTATATTCCAGAAGATGCAACAGTAATTATTGCTACTCCTCAGACTGATGGTAATGGTGCTCCTAACTCAATTGGTGCAGATATTGAAGCTGTATTAGTAGCAGGTATTGGTGCTGTTGTAGATGATAACAATTGTGTTATTACTACTACCACTACATCTACTGCTCCTCGTTCAACTACTACTACTACTAGCACCTTGATCCCATAAGGATAACAAAGGCGATTAATTTCATATAACCTATGCCAGAGGAAGAGAGGATAACTCAACATCCTCTGGCATATTTATTTTAAATCATATGGCAGATCTTAAATTAGACATATTAGTAATCCCTACGTATAATACAAGAACTCTTGGTATTGCTGATGCGTCAATATATCCTACTGATCCACCTAATGTCAGTGCAACTCTTAATATAACTATTCCTGGATTTGCAATAAAGAGTCTTAACTTTAATGTTAATAGCTTTAATGTATATACTTCTAGTACATTAGGATTAACACCAGTTGGTAGTCCTGATATTCCTCTCCCAGATGGAGTGTACTTCTTAAAGTATATTGTATATAATAATGCTGATTTTACATGGAATGAAATAGAAAGATCAATCATACGTGTAGAAAGACTTCAAGAAAAGTTTGATGAAGCATTCATGAAACTAGATATGATGGAATGTGATAGAGCAATTAAGACACAAGCAAAGGTAGATCTCAATACAGTTTATTTTTTCATTCAAGGGGCAATTGCAGCAGCTAATAATTGTGCAACAACAGAAGCTAACAGGTTGTATATACAAGCAGATAGAATGCTTGACAATTTTATTAGAAATAACTGTGGATGCTCTGGTAATAATTATGTAATAAATTTCAATACTTATGGCAACTTGTAGTAACTGCAAAGCAACTTTCGGATGTGGATGTCAATTGATAAATGGACTATGCCCCACGTGTAACGCATCAAAATAAAATATAAGCAATGTTATTACCTAGACTTACAAACTGTCCAGAATGTGCCTCTATTCCTTCTTTATTAAGAAGGATTGACTGCAGTCTGAATCAGCTGGCAAGGAATCTTTATAACAATACGATATTCTCACTCAATCAACCAATATCAGGTACTGTTATACTTGATCTATTAAATTATAAAAGAATCTTAACATATAGGGTTTGTAATCCTAATTATGCTGGTTGCTATTCATTAAATGCAATTGCAAGTAGGGTGATCCTTCTTACAGTGGGCTGTATTCCTGGATGTGATCCAGATTGTATGACAGTTAGATATACAAGTACTTCTACCACTACAACGCTTCCTCCATGTTTTATATGTGGGGACATAGATTGTACTCCAGTGACTTAATTTATATACAATATATTAAAATAAAAAAATCATGGCATGTTCTAATTGCTTTAATGGATGCGTTGATATAGTTTCAGATCAATGTGTTCGATATACAGGGATAGATGTTCCCAGTTTGGGAATTCAGAATGGTGATCCTCTTTCTAGAATTGAACAATCTTTAATAACTTTTTTACAATCTGCATTAGATGGCACAGGAATCAAACCACACATTGATATTCCTATATGTGATCTTGTAAGAAATAATCTCCCCACTTGTGGAGATTTTACTATTGTAGATTATACAACAGCTCTTATTAAATCAGCTTGTGATCTTCAAGAGCAAGTGAGTGCTATTGTAATAGATGTGGCTACAATTAATAATACACTAGCAGAATTAAATTCAATATATGCACTACCAGGATGTCTTACAGGAACAATAGATGCTAATAGCACACATTCTGTATTACAAGCAGTGATTAGTGATTTTTGTGCTCTTAGTAATAGTCTTCCTAGTACATATGTAAAACTTGATGATATTGATAGTATTATTAATGATTGGTTTTTAGCAAATCAGCCTAATTCATTAATTAGTAATAAAATGGTTCCATATGTAGCTGTACCATTCTTTGATCCAGATATTGCTGGAAAGTTTGATAGTACAGGTAAAGGAATTGATACTACTATTTGGAAGAATATATATTTATGTAATGGTAATAATCCTGGAGTTCCTGACTTAAGAGGCGTTGTTCCTGTTGGAAGAACTGACATGGGTGCAAATACATTTAATGCAATAGTGAATCCAGCAACTCCTGGAAATCCTACATATAGTTCATTTGGAATATCAGGTGCTAATACTATTACATTGCAACCTGCACAAATGCCTACTCACACACATACTGCTACCACTGCACCTTTTACACATTCTCATTATTCTTTTAATAGTGATGTTATTACAGGAAATAGTCCATACCTAACTAATACTACATATCCTGTATATAGAGATGAATCAAATGACAATTCTTCATATAGAATAATGGGTAGTTATACTCCATCTACACTAGGGCTAACTAGTGATGTTACTATTACTTTAAATACAATAAATGCTAATGCTGGATCTAGTGAGTCACATTCAAATATTCAACCAGTAATTGCTTGTTATTATATTATCTATATTCCTTAATTAAAATAATTTATGTCTTGTCAAGGAACATATAATGTTATTGGAAGCTTTGCTCATTTGGGTAAAACAAGTAATTGTGGATGTGGGTGTGGTTCTAACTCATGTTCTGCTGATCCAATACAATCGGATGCTGTTATATACAGTGGTCCTAATCTACCTTGTACTGGTGTAACTACGTGTACTACATTAACTGAAGCTCTAAAAAAGATAGATGCTCAGATTTGTGAGTTAATACAAGAAATATTTAACTTAACTTCCACTACAACCACTACTACCACTACAATAGCACCATGTACTTTACTAGGTGAAATAGTTTGTCCAGATTGTATAATTACAGCTGGAATAATATGTTAACAATATAAAACTAAAAATATGGCCGTCATAATAACACTAACAGCAGTGGGATCTAGTATAAGTGATCCTTTAAATATATATACAAGTCCTGATAATTCAACATGGACATTGTGGGGATATCCCCCAACTAAATATGAATTAACACATGGTGGTTATTTATTTACACCACCAGTAGGTACTCAATATTTTGAAGTGAGATCCCAAAATGATACATGTGCACCAGGAGGAATTCTGGCTCTTCAGTGTCTCACTACTACCACTACTACTTCTACAAGTAGTTCTACTACTACTAGTACCACTGCTCCTCCTGGTCCTACCACTACAAGTACAACAAGTACATCAACATCTACTAGTACCAGTACATCTACTAGTAGTACAACTAGTACTACAACAACTAGTTCTGGAATTACAACAACTACAACAACTACAATTCCAGTACATTTTACTTGGTATCTAACTTCATTACAACTTAGTTCAGGAGCAGCTTGTGCAGCATCTCCAGGAGTAACTCCTTACTATAGTGGAATATATTCAATTGGAACTATACCTAGATTTTATACAGATCCATCATTAACAATTGCATATGCTCCAGGAGATGGATATATTGGATATAATGCAGTATCTGGTGGAATTGCTTCTTATAGTGCAGCTATAGCAGTCACTACTGGTAATCTATCTTCTAATACAAGTTGTATTACTACTACTACTACTACTACATTTGCAGGAGGTACTTTAGTTACTATGAATCTTACAAATGGTGCAACAGGTATTTCAATTGGAGGAATACTTGGATCAGGTATGACAGTTAATGGATATACATTTGTTCAAACGGGAGGGGATCCTTCTCCTATAAGTGGAGGCGAATCTGCTACATATGAAGTAACTATTCCTAATCCTCCAGGAACTTATACAATAGTAGTAAATGATATTCTGGTTAGTTCAGGTACTAAATGTTTAACGATTACGGATAGTCATGGGTATCCAGTTAATGAACAAGTAATTCTAAGTGGAACAAAATCATTCTCAGCTCTATATATAGATAGTACCCCTCTTGCATTTACAGTTCTTGATGGTCCATGTTAATAATTAAAATGTCTTAGGTTTGTTGGTTTTCCTAAGATGTCTCCCCAGATCAAAAGTCTGGGGAGTTTTTATTATAACTAATTTAGTTATAATAGATAACGTAGATAATTAAAAATATTTTGAAATTATAAAAAGATAATATATCTTTACCTTCAATTTTAACTAACTCCATTTAATATGAGTGAAAACCAAGATTTATTAAATCGGCTAGAGCAGTTACTTAGTTGGAAACAAAGTAAAAAGTTTTATGCTAACAAGCTAGGAATCACAGAAGTTGAAGTTGAAGAACTACTTAATGAGTTAAGAAATAAAGACTCTAAAGAATATGTTGAGAGTGATGATGAAGATTATATTAATGAATTAGAAATTAGTGTAATAAAGTTTTTTGAAGATCTTGAAAAAGGAACAGGAGAAATAGTAGTTAATACTAATGAAGAGATTAGATCTCTGGATGAGCTAATTATAAAGTGTAAGATAGATACAGAGAAGTGGGAAATAACAAAGTATGTACAGAATTATTGGGGGAATAAAAGCACTCCTCATTGGCAAGTTAAAGCTTGGCTAGGAGCAAAGAAAGAAGAACAACTCTTTCAAAATAGTTTTATAGAATTTTTAAATGTATATATTCCTACATCTCAAGATGTTGAAAGTCCTAAAATCTTTACTAAGAATGCATTTGGTAATTTAGTTATCAATAAACAAGACTCCCATCTAAATAAATTTGATGTAGATGGTAATAATAATATAGACGATAGACTTGCTAACATTCTAAATAAAACAGAAATCATAGTTAACCAAGCAAGACTATCAAACAACTTAGATAATATTACATATATCATTGGTAGTGATGAGTTCAATAGTGAATTCACAAACATGACTACCAAAGGAACTCCTCAACAGAATACTCACTCACATCATGAATCTTTTGAATTTATATGTGATCATGAAGTGGCAATAATTACAATGTTACTACAGAATGCAAAAAATGTAGATGTTGTATATATTTCAGGTAATCATGATGAGTTTGCAGGATGGTATATGATCAAATGGTTAGAGAGTTATTTTAGATTTACAGATAGAATCACATTTAACGTAAGTCCTAAATACAGAAAATATATATCATATGGTAATAGTGCATTAATGTTTAATCATGGAGATGTTCTAAAACCAGCTAAACTAGCATCTATCTTTCCTATGGAATTTAGAGAAGGTTGGTCCAAGCATACTAACTTCTATATATTCACAGGAGACAGACATCACGAAGTGAGTCTTGATTTAAATGGAATTAAATTCTATCAGCTTCCTGCTCTATCTAATGCAAAGAGTCTTTGGGATGACAAAAATGGTTATACATGCTCAAGAGCAGAAGTGACAGGATTTTTAATAGATAAGGTTGATGGGATAACAAATATATTCAAACAATATTTATAATGTCAACATTAAGAAAATTAGTTTCAGATGTACGTTCTATGCATAAGATATTATCTACGGATAGTCTTATCACAGATAGAGCAATAGCTTCTGAGATACGGAATGATTCTCTCCTTCTTATAAAGAGGGAGACTAATCTCAGAAAGCTCTGGGCTACTGATACATTATTTACGACTATTCCATGTTTAGAAATGATGGAAGTTTCTATATCAGAATGTTGTGATTATGTAGATCCATGTAGTGTTGCAAGAAGCAAAGAAAAGCTTCCTCGTGTATCTGAAGGTAATTATCAATATGTTATTCAAGGAGTATATTCTATCAATGCAATGAGTGGTAGAGGAAAGAAGATAAAAGAGATAACAGTAAATCGTTATGCTAATCTTCTAAAACTTCCCATCATAAGAAAAGAAGAATATTTCTGGATATCAAATGGCTATTTATATGTTAGTAATCCTCTCTTACAAGCTGTAAGATTTGTAGCATTCTTTGAAGAGGATATTCCAAATAGTATTATGTATCCTGACTGTGGTTGTGGCACTGCAGAGGTAACAGATGAAGAATGGTGCAAGAATCCTTTAGACAAGGAATTTGCCCTTCCTGGGTACCTAGAAAAGCAAGTGTTGGAACTTACCTCTCAAAAACTATTAGCTACATACTTCCGACTTAAAACAGATATAACAGAAGATGGTATTGATGGTCAAGCACCAAATGCACCAAACTTAAAATAGATGAGAGTAGCAGTTGATTGGAGATCCTCTAGTAAAGATAACTACAATAACTTCTGCAAAAGTCATCCTAGTATATCAGTTACATTTGACCAGTGGAAGAATATTATATATTCCTTTAATGAATCATTTAGGGAGTATATTCTTGAAACTGGAGAAAAAGCAAAACTACCTTTTGGATTTGGTGAGTTTTCCATTAATAAGAAGAAGAGAAAAAAGATGAAGCTTATAGATGGTAAGGAATTTGTAAACCTTCCTATTGATTGGCAGAAGACAAAAGCAAAAGGAAAGATTATATATAATTTTAATTTCCACACAGAAGGATACTTCTTTGGATGGACATGGTTTAAAAAGACTGCTAGATTTAAACAATCTGATCTTTTTTATTTCAAGGCTTCACGTACAACCTCTAGATTATTGAAGCACTATCTAACAACTAACGACCAATATCAGCATATCTATAACGAATGGCAAAAATAAATAATTATGGCATACTATTATAAATATAATTTTACATCACCAGAGATTGTATACTCTACAGTGAAGGAAGAGCTGAAGAGCTATTTTGACACAGGTGCTGTTGATGATCTTATGTTTCCTACATATGTTGATAAATGTCTTAGAAAACTTGGAAGATCTTCATATGTTATAAGTGAAGAAACTTTAAATATAGAAGATTTTCAAGCTAGACTTCCTGATAACTTCTTTGCTGTAAGAGAAGCATGGATGTGTACAGAAATAAGTTCTCTTCCATATCAATCTGCAAACTCATTCTATTCACAGACTGATGATCCTACAACAATACTAATTGCTCCTATCACAACAGATGGTCCTGGTTGTAGTAATCCTGAATGTCATAATCCTGATTGTGATGGTAGTTGTTTTCCTAATCTTATACAAGCTGTATACAAGACGAATAGAAATCTAGTAAAGTCTTATAAAAGAGAATATCTACTTAAACCAGGAAACATCTCTGCAAAACAAAACTGTGATGTAAGTTATACTAATAACTGGGAAGCATATTCTGGTGCTAATGGCAACGGATTAAACAACTTTGCTCCTGGAGATTCTGGATATGATTCATTTGACATTAGGGACAATAAGTTTGTAACTAATTTTAGAAATGCAGCAGTGCATTTAATATTTTATTCTACAGATTATGATGCTGCAGGTAATCAAATGATTCCTGATAATTATCGTATTAGAGAATTTGTTGAATCATTCATTAAGTATAAAGTGTTTGAAACATTAACCAATCAAACTAATGATGAAACTTTTCAACAGTTACAGCAGAAACTTGTTTACTATAAGCAACTCACTGATGAGGCATTTATTATGGCATCTATTGAGATAAAGAAACAAGATCAGTATGCTAAACAAAGAAGAATCATAAAAGATCTAAATAGATTTAATATGTACGAATTGCCAAACTATACCAATAGATATGGTAGAAGACGTAATAACTAATAATTATGGCTGATCAGGAACAACAACAAGGCAATATAAAACAAGAGTATAATAATGCTACAGTTGGATTAAATCAAGACCAAACTCTTAATCAAATTAAGAAGGGTGCCTTGACATATGCATTAAATGCTGCTGTTGAAAACTTTGATGCTAGTTCTATTAACTACCAGAATGAGGTGGGTAATGAACTATGTGTTAATTTTCCACAGGGATATGTTTTAATTGGTACACATTTTATTGTTGAAAAAAATAAACATATATTCTTTATTACTAGTTCTACAACAGGAGATAGTCAGATTGGATATATGGATAATAATGATTGTATATATAGAGTGCTGATCAATGCTCCATGTTTAAATTTCAATATTAACCATCCAATACATAAAGCTGTACATAAAATAACCAATTGCACTACAGAGATATATTGGACAGATGGATGTAATCCAAGAAGATATTTAGATATAGATAATATTCCAAAGGTGTTAAGATCAGGAAGTGCATTATGTAGTCCTGTATATACAGACGATCTTAATTGTAATGCTCTTAAACTACAACCTAATTTTCCAATTCCTGAATTAACAATAGCTGATGTTGTTAATGTTGGTGATTTAATTGCTGGTACTTATCAGTTTGCTGTACAGTATTCTGATGCTGCAGGTAATGCATATACATCATTCTATTCTGTTACCAATCCCACTCCTATTGCAGATCCTTTTATTACATCAGTTAATTTTAATTATCCTGTTGGAAGGTCTATTATTATTGATGTAAGTAATCTTGATGTTTCAGGATACTTTCAGTATTTTAATATTGCTGTAATAAAAACAATCAATGGTGCAAGTTCTGTAGAACTATTGGGAACATATTCAATTGAATCTGCACAAAGACAAATAACATACACAGGACAAAATGTTGCCACTATATCATTGGCAATGGCTGATATATTTGAAAAGTATCCTTATTACGATATTGCACAAGATTTAACAGCAGTGCAAGATATTCTTGTATGGGATCAACTTACATCTATAGATAGACTTAACTATCAAAGTATTGCTAGTCAAATTACTTTTCAATGGGAAAGTTGGAGAATACCTGCAACAGAGAATTATTCAAATGAATTAAATGCTACAAATCTTAGAGGATATCTACGAGATGAAGTGTATGCATTTGAGATAGTATTCTTATTAAAGAATGGTAAGCAGACAGATGGTTTTCATATTCCAGGAAGAGTGATGGGTCAATCTGAAAATAGACTTCCTATTGCAGAAGCAGATCCTGATTTTATTGGAGCTCCTTCATATACTCAAGGTGGTATAGGATATAGTCCTTATTGGGAAATATATAATACAGCTTCTGTAACAGGAACTTCTCCAGAATATTCAACTGATCCAACATACAAAGGACCTTATCAATATGGACAATTTGCATATTGGGAATCAACAGAAGAATATCCCTGTAATGAAACTTTGTGGGGAGATTTAGCAGGACAGAAAATTAGACATCATAAGTTTCCAGATGTTCTTGTAAGTCCTATATATGAATCAAAGATATTCTCATCTCCTAGTTCTATGGTGATGGGTAATGATGCTATATTTCCTATTGGTGTAAATATTGATATAGCACAAGTTGCATCTCTTATCAATTCTTCATTACTTACTACCGAGCAGAAGGATGATGTTGTAGGATTTAAAATTATAAGAGGAAATAGAAGTACAAATAGTTCTATTGTTGGAAAGGGAATTCTTAGAAATGTAAATAAATATAATAGAGATGATCAAGAATTTTATTTCCCCAATTATCCATATAATGATCTTAATGCAGATCCTTTCTTAACACAAACTAATAATGCATATATTGATCAGTGCATTGTATTTAATATTGATATAACAAAATTAGTACAAGATTTTTCAGGAGGAAAAGATTATGCAATTGTTCAATACACAAATTGTAATACAAATAAATCAACAACACTTAAGTTATATGAATTAGGAGTAACAGAAATATGTTCTATTACTAAACCAATTATATTAGATCCTGCTACAGGAGTAGTTAGCTATGCTGATTATGTTAATTGGTTAATTTGGAATGATTATACAGAAAATACTATCACAGTAGCATTTATAGATCCAGTACTTGGGTATGTAGAAATACCTGTTATTCCTCAAATTCCTGATGCAGGATTTATAAGTGAAACTGTAAAGGCAATAGTAGGATCAATTCCTACTGAAATTAGTAGTTCTAATGGATTACACAAGGAATATCTTAATTTAGTAACATCCAATAAAACTTGTAATGTTACTATACCACTACAACCTGTTAGTAATGATTTAAGAAATAGACAAATATTTAATTCTCCTGAAACATCTTTTGGGCAACCATTCCTTGGAACTATTCTCAAACTTGAAAGTGTAATGTTTGGTACTGGTAAAGCACATTTTACAGAAGTTAGAAATAATGCTAAGTATAGACTTCTTACAGAAAAAGCACAAAGATTAGCTCTTGATAGTTCTAATACATTAGGAAATATTACTTCTCCTAATTTTAGTGCACAAGCAATGTTTGCAGCATATCAATCTTATTTAACTATTTATATAAATGGTATAACAAGAAAGAACTTTGCATATTCATTTAACTCTATTGCTGATTATAATTATGGGGCAGAGATTCCAAATGATCTTGGAATTAAACAACGTAATCTTGAATTAGCTAGATATTTGATTCCCTCAATGGAGGCTGTTGGTGATGACCTTGTAGTTAATAATTATCAAAGAGAATCTTCTATATATTTAAAAACAGATTCTGATAAACCATATTTACCATTTCCTGATAAAACTATTAGTTTAGCTCCTGGTGGAACTTCTATTGTTAGTGATCATTCTAGATTTACTATTTCTGGATCAGACAACTGTGGAACTCCTGCAAGAGAAACACCTATTCAAGTTGTGTCATACTATGCTTCATTAAAGAATCAAGTAGTAAATCAATGGGGACAAATTTATTCATATCAAACAGTTGATACAGGATTTCAAAAAACTTTAAATAGTGGTACATCTACTACAATATTTGGTGGAGATACATTTATTAGTAGGTTTGCATTTAAAACTAAACTTCCTTTCTTTATTGATAATAGAGTGGATGCCCCAGATGATAGTGATATATTTTATGATGAAATAGGTAATGTTGCCTATCCTAAATACTGGCACTCTGCAAGAAGTATTCTTAAAGATTATACATCTAGTGGAGGACTTTTATCAAATATCATTTCATATAAGGCACATAATTTTGATTGTCCTAATGATGGAATAATAACCACTGGTACAACTACTACTAGTCTTACTACATCTACCACTACTACTGCTGCACCAGGAACAGCAACATCAAGTAATACACTAATGTATTATGATGGCTATTTCTATATGTTTGCATATGGAGTGCCAAGTTTTTATTGTGAAAGTTCATATAATCTAGATCTTCGTCAAGCAATTGATAATAGAGCAGGAGACTTCTGGCCTCATGTTAGTAGTAGTATTCCTGATGATTGGGTACAACAACATTTTGTACCTATTGCTCAAGACAATACATATAATTATAATACAACATTCTCTAAGCAGAATAAAGAAAATAGTTTTTCACATCTTCCTCCAGATTGGGAAAGTAATCATTGCTTTACAAACTTTCCATTCAGAACAATATATTCTGAGAAGCAAGTAACTGATGCAAGTAATAGAGTGAATAATTGGTTAACTTATTTACCAATTTCTTATTATGACTTTCCTCAAAACTATGGCAAGCTTACATCATTAGATGGTATTCAGAATAAGGCTATATTAGCTCGTTTTGAGAACAAAAGTTTAATGTATAACAATCTACTCACTATAGATACAAGTAACCCTCAAGCGGCTTATGTGGGCAATCCTAGGATGTTTGAGAATCCACCAATTGACTTTGCAGAAACAGATCTTGGATATGTAGGAAGTCAGAATAAATTCTTATTAAAGATTCCTCAAGGGCAGGTAACAATAGATGCTAAGAGGGGACAGATATTTCTACTAGATACAGATATGTATGGAAGACCAAAAGCAAATGATTTAACAGGATTTGGTTCTGGAATGAATAGATTCTTTACAGACCATTTAGCATTTGAAATCCTTAGATATTTTCCAGAAGTAGATGTTGATAACAACTTTGCAGGAATAGGACTTCATGGTGTATATGATTCTAAATTCGATAGGGTGATAATATCTAAGTTAGATTATATCCCATTAAGTAAAGATATTAAATATGATGCTGCCACTCGTGACTTCTTCTTAGAAGAAACAGTTAATGGTTTTATTATAAGAACTCAAGTTTATCTATCAGATAGAAACTATTTCTGTAATAAGAGTTGGACATTATCATATCACATGAATCTTAAAGCATGGATATCATTCCACAGTTATATTCCTAATTGGTATATAGCTGAGAATAATTTCTTCTATTCTGGCTTGAATGGATGTTGTGATGATTTTGAAGTGATAGTGGCAACAGCTGCAGATCCTTGTTTATTAGATGGAACAATTGATTGTAATATTATAATAACAACAACCACAACTACCACTGCTCCCATTACTACTACAAGCACATCTACAAGTACATCAACTTCTACAAGTACATCAACCACTAGTAGTTCAACAACTACCACCACCACAACAATAGATCCCTGTACGTTAACAGGAGGAATAATTTGTAATGCATAAATTATGACTACTATAACAATTACTGAAGCAGGTCCTAATATTAGTGATGTATTAGCGATATATGATAATTCTACTGCCTCTTGGTCAGTATTTAATTATGTATCAAAATCATTATTGGAAAGTCCTGGGTACACTTTTGTACCTAGAGCAAATGCTACTGCCTATCAAATTAGAGATCTTAGTAGTTGTCGAACTATAGTTGAACTTTCTTGTACTCCTGTTACCACTACATCAACAACTACTAGTAGTAGTACAAGTTCTACCAGTACAACAACTTCTTCTTCTACATCTTCTACAAGTACATCAACTAGCACCTCTACATCCTCAACTAGTACAAGTACATCAACTTCTTCTTCTACATCCACTAGTACAACAACAGCAGTACCAAATAAATGTTATGGATTATTATATAATTGGTATGTTGTAACTAATACTAGTCCTGTCTATGCTAATAATGCTCATATTCCTAATAATTCTGAATATACAACACTTGCAACTACATTAGGTGGAATACCTTTAGCTGGTGGACATATGAAAGAACCTGGATTAATATATTGGAATTCCCCAAATGTAGGAGCTGATAACACTTCAGGATTTTCAGGAAAAGGAACTGGAATAAGACAACCTTATGGAACTTTCCAATATATAGATAGAATTTTACTTATATGGTCAACAGATTTATATGATAGCTTAAATGCATCAGTTGCTGAACTTAGTTATGCTAATGCTAATTTTAATCCTGGAGGTGGTTTAGGATTTACTGGAGGGTGTGCTATTCGATTGATAATGAATACTGTTCCTAATATAATTAATATTGGAGGAACCACTGGTGTATATATAGGAAATGATGGTACACAGTATACTTGTGTATTAATTGGATCACAGTGGTGGATGTCAGAAAATCTGAGAGAAACTAAGTATAGAGATCTATCTACTATTCCTGAAGTTACTGATAATACTGCTTGGTCAATATTGACCACAGGTGCACTGTGTGCATATAATAATGATTGGACAAATGCTAATTGTGATATTACAACTACTACTACCACAACTACTGCTAGTCCAACTACAACAACAACAAGTAGTAGTACATCAACTTCCACATCAACAAGTAGTAGTAGCACAACTACAACCACCACCACACATCCACCAACAACTACTTCTACAAGTACATCCACTAGTAGTAGCACAACTACAAGTACTACAACACAACCACCTACCACTACTACAACTACTAGTAGTACAACTCATACAACTACATCAACTAGCACTAGTAGTACTACGACTACCACTACTACACATCCTCCTACTACAACTAGTACATCAACATCTACTACTACTATTCCACCAACAACTACATCCACTAGTACATCTACTAGCACAAGTACCAGTACGTCAACAAGTACAACAAGTAGTACCACTACAACTACCACTACACTTACACCAATCAATTATGGTATTTTGTATAACTATTATGCTGCTGTTGATAATACAGGAGGTAGAAGTATAGCACCTGCTGGTTGGCATGTTCCAACACATACTGAATTTACAACATTGACCACATATTTAGGTGGAGCAACAGTAGCAGGAGGAGTGTTAAAACAATCAGGACTTGTATATTGGAATACACCTAATTCTGGAACATTTACATCTGGATTCTTAGCTAGAGGTGGAGGATATATTTACAGTGGAGGATTTAGTGGTTTAAAAACACAATTTAGAATATGGGCATCTACATTATATACCACTCCTACAGCATGGTTACTTCATTTAAATAATAATGATCTAACTGCAAATCAATATGTAGAACCTTTAGCATCTGGACAAAGTATTAGATTAATAAAAGATGATTCTATAAATACTGGTACCGTAACTGATTATGATGGTAATATATATTCAACAGTTACAATTGGAACACAGGTATGGATGGCATCAAGTTTGATTGTTAAACATTATAATAATGGTGATGTTATTCCAAATGTTACTAATGGTACAACATGGGCAGGGCTAACAACAGGGGCTTGGTGTTATTATAATAATGATATTGCTAATCAATAATTAATATGTCAAAAATAATAATCATAAAATTAACAAGTGCTAGTCCTAATGCTGGACCATTTACAATAACTGATCTATATGATAACATCATAGCAAGTGATGTTACCAAAGCTCAGCTTATTGCAGGAGTGACTTATGAAGTGGATGATAGTGTTAATATGGTTACAATTGAATCTGTAGGAAAATGCATTATAAAGAAGACAGTGACTGTTGGTATAATTAGTACACCAGAACTTGCTAATACTAAATATACAGAAACTAAAACAGCATGTTTGTGGAGACACTTAACTAATGTAAATACAACATATAATAATTTCTATGGAAACATAGAACCATATATAATTGAATATCCATTTGCATATCAATACTTCGACCAGATTCTTCAGAATGTAAAAGACTATACAAAAGCATATAGATACATTGAAGATGGTACAGGAGTGTTCAGTTATAATGATAAAGTGGAAATCAATGAATGGTTTAATAAAGCAGTTGTATATAATGGCCAACAAAGCTCTGGAATATTAGAACTGGTACCAAAGCCTCTCCATAATCTAAAAGCCTATTTAAGCTATCCTATATTCAACACAGATAGCAAAACTATTATATATACTAAGAGTGATAACTTCTATCAATATAATACATTCTGGAGTCTTGTTAAAAACAAAGCTATTCCATTATTCATTACAAGTTGTGAGAGTTTATCAATTGATAAATTAGTTAATCAAGCTAATATGGATTATGGCTTACGCTCATTCAAGAAAGAACCATTAAGAGCAAAAGAACTTAAGGTGAGACATATTCTTGATGACAAATCTGATGTAAGCCTAGTGAGTCAATTTATATATACACCTGCTCAAATCTCTTATAAATAATGAAGAATTGGTTAGATAAATATGCAGATGGTGGAACGATGCAAGAGTATCAAGAGAACTATAATGATTCTCAAACATCTCTTCCTCCAGGATTTGTAGGAATGGGTAATGATATTTCTGGTAGAAACTACAGCCCAGCATGGGGAGGACAGTTTGCTATGGGAGGATCTATTCCAGGAAGTGTAGGATTTACATATGCAAGAACAATAAACCCAGCTCCTTCAGAAGGTCCTTATGCAAAGAAGACAATGCCTTCTGCACAGAATGGTGAAGAGATGAAATACTGGCAAGAAGGATTAGATTGGAAACCAAAGACTATTAGTAAGAATGGTGGATGGCTAGAGAAGTTTCAGCCAGGAGGAATGTTATTTGTTCCTTCTGAACAACAACTTCCTGTAGCAGCAGGAACATTAGAAGCAATGGGAGAAGGAATATCTGCTCCTCAAAAAGCTGCAACATATTTAGCTTCAGGAAAATATCAAACTCCTTCTGAGGCAATGGGAATAGAAAACCCATACGGTGCGTTTGCTGCAGATTTTTTATTAGATCCTGTTAATCTTATTGGAGGTAAATGGCTTGGTAAGGGAGCTGAGGCTGCTAGTAACATGGCTAAAACTATTAAAAATAGTGAAGGAGTTGGAAAACTTAATCAGTTAATAAAACATTCATCTGTAAAAGCAAAAGATCATTTAGCAGGGGTAATAGCATCATTAGATGATCCTAGACCTTTCTTTGAAAAGTTTCCTATAACAAAAGCACAAAGAGATGCTGCAGTTACTGCACAAAATAAAGCTTATGCTGAAGGAATTGATTTTACAAAAGATTACTTTTATGGAAATGATATAAACTTACGACCTGAGATAGAACAAAGAATTAGAAACATAGATCCTTTTATTAGTGATGATAACAATTTTTTAAAGACTGCAGAAAACAATCCAATTTCTAAAGCTAGAAATATATTATTATCTACAAGAACAAAAGATCTTGAAAAAACTGGATTACCACTTAGTACAAAAGAAGAAATTTTAAATAATAGAGGATCAGCAAGAGGATATAATAATCCTGAAACTAATGAGAGTATAACTTTTAGAAATCATGGATTTTACAGTTTACCTCCAGAAAGAGCAAAGCATACAGGTATACATGAATTAACTCACTCTGCACAAAGACTTGGAGAACGTAATGGTCTTCCATATAGTGCAGAGTTAACAAATTATGATCCTAATGTTACTGATTACTTTCATGCTAATCCTTATACAGATTTAGGTAGAGAGTTTGCAGAAGGTATGGCTAGTCCTGTTAAAAATAAATATGTATGGAATGCATCTCCTGATGAATTACATTCTGAGATATTACCTTCTAAAGAAAAGATTTATCGTAAAGCTATGGCTAAAGGATTATCACATGAAGATGCTATGGACATGATTGTAAATCCTTCAGATAAAACTATTGATCGTTTAATTAAAATGGTTGATCATAGAAAGTTTTTCAAACCATCTACAACACAAGAAGAGAAAAGACGTTTAGTTAAACTACTACCTGCAGTAGTTCCTGCTGTAGGAGTAGCAGCTAGTCAACAAAAAGATGGTGGTATTACAAAAGATGATGCTGGATATTGGAATCCTGACAACTGGGGAAAGCCTGTAGAGATAGGTAGTAATAATATTACAATGCAAGGGGTAAATCAGCCTCTTTTAGGCATCTCTGATACAGGAGATACACAATACATGGTCCCAGGAAAAGACTACAAATTTAAGGGTAAGAAGGTAAGAGAATATCCTATAGGAAAAAATGGATTAAGACAAGAACAAAAAAGTTTACAGAATCTAGATAATCTAACTAATTTTACAAACTATAACACTCCACAGAAAGGTGGATGGTTACAAAAATATTCTAAATAATTATCATCATGAAAGATAAGATTCTAAAAATTGCAGGAGTTAAGACTGAGAAACAGTTCTATAAAAAGTTTCCTTCAGAGGAAGCCTTTATGAAGATGCATGGAAAAGCTTTTAAGAAAGCTCAGATGGGTACTAAGATAGACACTGCTCAAGTTGGAACAACTCTTCCAGATTTTGAAGCAGATGCTCCTACAAGTAATCCTGTTGTAGATAATGCTTTGTCAAAAATGGGAAGTGCTTCTCCAGATATTTTAGGTAATTTAGGTGGAATAGCAGGAGTTGCTGGTACTGTTGGAGGAATTGCAAAAGGATTAAGTGCATTAAAAGCTGAAAAGCAAAAAGTAAAATCAGCAAGACAATGGCAAGGAGTTAGTGATGTTTCATTAGCTGCATCTAGAACAAGAGATGTAGATGCTAATAGAATGAACCAACAACTTAAAGTGCGTCCTGAAGATATAAAAAATACAGGAGAAGAATTCTTTCCTATATATGGTGTAGGAACAAACGTTCTTGCTAGAAATGGTGTAATGTTACAAAATGGCGGACCAGTGGGAGGTACTCCTACAGAGATACAAAATACATATGGTACAGGACATTCTATATATGATGATGGTGGATATGAACCATTAAGTGATTCTGAAATAGTAAAACAATATAGAACTGGTGGACTAGTACAAGCTCAAAATGGAAAAGGTTTATTTGGTGGAAATACTGATTGGATGGCTAATACAGAACTTGGTAAATTTGCTGGTAATAGTGGTGGAGATATTACAAGTAGTTTAGTTACTGGTGCCACTGGAGAAAATGCTGGTGGAGATATTGGTGGTAGTATTGGAGGAGCACTTGGATCTGCTATTGGTGGACCAGTAGGAGGATTAGTTGGTAAAGTTGGTGGCAAGTTAATTGGTAGTTTACTTGATAAGAATCCACAAAAAATTAAGAAAGCACAAGATGCAACAAAGAGAAATGTAGGTAATATGGCATTTAATCAAAATGCTCAAGCATTACAAACTCAAAATCAATCATATATGGAAAATGGTGGATGGATGAATCCTGAGTATAATCCACAAGTGATAGCTAAGTTTGGAGATCACTCCCCACAAGATGTATATGATTTTGCTCATGAAGGAATGCAATCATTAAGAGCTGGTGGACATTTACAATCATATACACCTCCTAGTGAGCAAGCTATGGAAACATATGCAATGGGTGGTGAACTTCAAACACATTGGGGAGGACATGCACAACCTATCTCTCAGAATCCCTATCTTCCTGATGGTGGAGAAACAGTTATGTTCAGAGGTAATAGTCATGAAGAACGCTCTCCTAATGGAGAAACAGGAATAGGTGTAACATATGGTAATAATCCTGTAGAAGTAGAAAGAGGAGAACCTGCTGTCAAATTACAAGATGGTGGATCAGGAGGAGATAGCAGTCTTGTTGTATATGGTAATTTACAAATTCCTAAGTATGGTGCAGAGATGTTAAATGATCCTAAAGCTAAAAATAAGAAATTTAAAAACTATGTGGCTGATCTTTCTAAGAGCGAAGTTAAATATAATAAAATACTTGATAAGTCTTCTGGTAACTTAAAGGATCTTGATGTACGTACACCAATAGATCAACTTAAACTCTCAGCTCTTCATGCTAATCTTATGGGAGGAAATATGCATCTTAAAAATATTGCAGATAAAAAACAAGATGCAGCTCATTTACAACAAGCTATTAATGATACAGCTGAAGAGCATGGAATAATAGCAGATGATCTTGCTAGAAATAAAATAACAATAGATAAAGAAGCACAAAAACAATATGCTAAGTTTGGTGGTAATTTTGAACAAGCTGGGATTGGAACATGGCTTGCTAAAGGATTAGATAAAGCTGCAACAAAAAGAATTGCTACAATGGCAGAAAGAGAAGCTGCTCTTGTAGCAGAAGGAGAAGCAGCTAAAGCAGCAGCTTCAAAAGTAAAGAAATTAACAAAGGCACAACAAGCTGCAGTGGATGCTAAAACAGTTGCTGATGCAGAAAAAGCTGCTATTAAAACTCAGGAAGATACAAAGATTGCTGAAAAAAATAGAATTGGTTGGGGAACAGCAGCAGGAATTGCAACAGGAGCATCAGGAATGATGGGACTTGCAGGACTTTTACATGATTGGACTACACCTCCTGCTAGACTAGAAGATATTGATTCTAGATTTACCACTCCAACTGCACAGGATTCTATAGTAACACAATACCCACAAAAAAGAAATGGAGATATGATTGGATCATATTACAAAGCTCAAAAAGGAATATCTCTTGAAGAGTTACAAGGCATTGTAAATAAGTCTGACTATCATAACACAACTAATCCAAATGCACCTCTACAACTTATGGCACCTCATGATCCAGGATTAATTCCTATTGAGAATAAACCTCTATCAAATGAGTTAGCACCTATACATAAGTATAGTTATAATAAACCTAAATCTAACTGGGCTGATGATGCAATGATGGTTGGAAGAGAAATTCTTCCATATGTAAGACCTAGTGATACTGAACAATTAGATCCTAAACAATTAGCAGGAGAAATGTATGCTATGTCTACTAATCAATTAGAACCTGTACAAGCAATGGGATATCAACCACAGTTAACTACTCCATATGATATATCTTTACAGGATCAAATAGCTAGTGTAGATGCACAATCAAGAGCTGCCATTAGAGCTGCTGGTAGTAATCCTGCAGCACAAGCTCAGATTATGGCACAAGCAAATGATGCTAAGAATAAAATCTTAGGAGAACAGTTCAGAATGAACCAATCTCAAAAGGCACAAGTGTACGGTAAGAATATTGAGGATGTTAATAAAGCTAAACTAATCAATATGGACATTCTTGATAAACAATATTCAAGACAAGCTGAAGCTAAAGCTAATACAAAAGCTGTAACACAGGCTGCTCTTAATTCTATTGCTGATAAGTTTGCTAAAAATAAACTGGAGAACAGACAACTTAAGACCTACGAGAATCTATATAATTATAGATATGATGAGAATGGACATCTTGTAAATATGAATGCTCCTGAACAATTTAACACTAATGTTAATACTACTGCAAACTCCGCACAAAATAGAATTGAAGCAGATAAAGCAGAACTTAAAGCATATAGAGATGCAGAAACAGCTAGATTAAAAGAAGCTGCTGGAAAACTTAAGAAAAGAAATGGCTCAATTGTAAAAGCCCTAAAAAATTTATAACAAGTTTGATTATACCAATTTACTGAAACTCATTATATCTATTGTGTAATATAATGATTTCTATTACATTTGAAATTTAAAATACTATGGCTTCATTCGCAGATAAAATACCACAGTTTAATCCATATATTCAACAATTGCCTGTAGAGGCAATGGTTGAGGTTGGTATGCAGAAACAGAAACAATATGAAGAGGGTGTACAAAAAATACAAACTCAGATAGATAATGTTGCTGGTCTTGACGTGATACGAGATGTAGATAAACAATATCTGCAATCTAAACTAAATGCATTAGGTAGTAAACTAAAAACTGTAGCTGCTGGAGACTTTTCTAACTTCCAATTAGTTAACTCTGTTGGTGGTATGACTAATCAAATTGCTAAAGACTCTGATATAATAAATGCAGTAGCTTCTACTCAAGCATATAGGGCTGGTATTAAGGATATGAATGACTTTACCAAAGAAGGTAAAGGCTCTCCTTCTAATGATTGGGATTTCAAAACTGAAGCCAATAGATGGCTAAGTGGAGATTTAAAACATTCATTTAATGGTAAATATAATCCTTATACTAACTATAAGAAAAATGCACTAGAAGCTCTTAAATCTGTTACAAAGGATGAAACAATAACTGATGCTTCATTTGCACAAGTAACAGATTCAAAAGGAAAAGTATCATGGGTACCTACTGATGCTACTACTCGTACAAAACTTGCTGGTGTACCTCCTGAAAAAATTCAAGAAGCATTAATGGCAACATTAACCCCTGCTGATTTTAAACAGATGGAGATAGATGGTAGATATCAATATTCTAATATGGATAGTAAAACATTTATAGATAATGTAAACTCATCATATAATGGGCATCGTGATGCATTAGAAGATCAAAAAGCTATTCTTGAAAATGCAAAAACTACTACAACATCTGCTCAAGAAAAAGCAAAACTAGATGAACAAATTGGTTCTATAGATAAATCATTATCACGCATAACTGGTGAATATGAAAATATATCAAAGACATTTGCTGCTGGTGATGTTGAAAGTGCTAAGGCAAGATTAAGTACATCAAATTTCATGAACTCATTTTCCAAAGCATTTGGTTATACACAGACTTCTCAAACACAGGAGACAAATCCAAGTGCTGTGATGGCAATGACAAGATCAAGGAATAATCAAGATTTTCAATTAGCTAAAGCAAAGTTAGAGCAAGATGATAGACACTTTGGAATTACTAGTGAATTAGCACGACAAAAACTTGAAATAGACAGAGCTGCTGAAGATAGGGCAGCAGGAAAAACAAAAGGGACTAAAGGATCAGGACTCTATGGAGGTACTAGTTTTACAGTGAATCAAGATGATGTTCCTATAGTTGCTGCACAAAAAGTAGCACTTACTATTGAACAAACCACAAAAGATCTTGCTGCTTCTGACCAAACTTTTATGAAGCAACGTGGAAAAGATCAAGCATGGCTTGATCAACAAAAAGCTGCATATGTAAAGAATCCTAGTGGGGTAGATCCTGTTATTAGAGATTATTTTCAAAAGACAGATGAAGCAAGAAGAAATAATGAATCTCTTTTAAATGTATTTAATCAAGTTACCTCTGAAGTGGAGGCTAAGCATGGTGGTAGTATATATGCACATATTCCAAAAAATTCTCCTTCATTAGTTTATAAAACATCTTCAGGAAATGTTACATTCAGTCCTAAAGATATTGTAGATTTTAATAATGTAGTTGAAAAATATACAAGTTCTGAAAAAGAAACTGGGGCATTTCCTGGGTCATCAGTTAATCGTGGGATAGTATTTGCAGATGAACAAGCAAAGAAAGAACTTACAGATAAACAAAAGTTACTATATGATATACAGAAAAAAGCATATGCAAGTCCTGGATCATTAACAGAAAATGAAAAGGCACTGGTAAAAGGCTGTGATGTATATAAGAAATTAGTCAATGGTCCTTATAGAAGCATTCTTAAAAATGTAAATGATGAGGTGGGAGAAATCTTAAAGACTAAATTAAGTGCCACTCAAGGAGTAGAGTATGGAATTAATTTATCAGATGAAGATGCTAGATCTCAGTGGAAAAATACACTTGCTAGATTTGCTAGTGTTGCAGAAAGCATGGAAGGAGGATTAGCAAATTCTCCAAAGTTTGATATAAATAACTTAAGAGAAATAATAACAAAGCCAGAAACTTCTAACATTAAAGTTGTAGAGGGCACACAATTTCAACCTTCAATGTATGAAATTACAGTGAGTGGCGGTAGTGGCAAAAAACCTGTTGAAACTACTTTTAGACTTTCTGCTCAACAATATCATGAGACATTTGGAAGTATGTATGAGGCAAATCCAGCTGCAAAAGTAGCTAGACCTTATTTAGAGCAAATCATGAGAACTCCTGGTGAGTACTCAACAGCATATGATGGCAAGGCAACTAATTTAAGTAATTCCTTTTTGAATAATTCAGATTTTCAAAGTGTGAAGTTATTTGGTTTATCAGGAAATATTGAAAATCATGGAGGATCTTATTCTATACGACTTAACTTACATGATCCTATAACTGGTAAATGGCATGAAGATATTCCCTACCCTCAATCAGGTCTTATAGTAGAAAATGCAATAGCTCCAGCTCTTAGAGATTTAAATGACTATCAAGTATTTAAACTTATTTATAAACGCTATCCTACAGCAAACGATATAGATAAAATACAACAAGCTACACAAAATCCTTCTTATGGCAGATAATAAACCATTGTTAGATCAATTAGCATTACAAGAACAATTTGGTGGATACACTCCACCAGAGGCTCCTCAAGCTTCTCCTTCTATTCCATTTGAAGGACTAGACATGTCTATACCTATGCCTTCTTCTTCTCAGGGAGAGAGAACACCTGCTCCACAGTCACTTGAAGCATTAGAGAATTCTCTTTTATCTATACGTAATGATGATAAGTTAAGCGGAGGAAGTGTCTTAAGAAGTATAAAAGATATTAGTTCTGATAGATACCAGAACTTTATGCCTGGGGCCTACAACAATGAAGATGCATATGCTCAAGGACAGAGCTGGTCATCTAAAATGATAAATGGTGTTGGTAAAGGACTTCTACTAACTGGTACAACATTTTTGCAATCCACTGTAGGATTAGTTAATGGTTTAGTAAAAGCAGCCAGTGATGGAAGAGCTGCATCCTTTTATGATAATGATTTAAATAAATGGGTTGATGAAATAAATAAGAAAGCTGAAAACTATCTTCCTAATTATTATAAAGATGTTGAAACAAATGCTTCTTGGTATTCTCCAACAAAACTACTCACTGCTAATTTCTTTTGGGACGGTATAATAAAAAATTTAGGATTCTCTGCTGGTGCTGCATTAGCTGGGAATGTCTTTGCAGGGGGAATAGGGGCAGCAAGTAAAGCACTCTCTTCACTTCCTAAAGCTGGAAAATTATTTTCTTTAGGAAGAGCTGCTGAAGCATTGGCTGTAACAGAAGAAGGATTGTTGGCCGCTGATAAAGCTGCTGAAACTTATGGCAAGATAAAATCTCTATCTGATAAATTTTTAAATCAATATAATGTTTTAAATCCTGGTAGTAGGGCACTTGTTGCTGGTCTTTCTACAACAGGTGAAGCTGGATTTGAAGCATACCAAAATCTTAATCAGTTTAGAACTGATAGAATTAATGAGTATAAAACTACTCATGGTGGAATGGAGCCAATGGGTGAAGCATTAGCTAAAATTAATGAGAATGCTGATGCTGTTGGTAATGCTTCATTTTTAGCAAACGTAGGTTTATTATCTGCAACAAATTATATTCAGTTTCCTAAAATATTAGGATCTTCATACAGAGCTGAAAAAGGGATTGTTAATGACTTAGTTAAAGGAGTTGAAGATATTACTGAACAAGAGGGTAAGTACGTTAGTAAAACAGCCACACAACAAAAAGGTATACTATCCACTCTAAAGAAAGTTGCACCATATACATTCTCTGCATCTGAGGCATTTGAAGAGGGTGCTCAATATGCTATTCAAACAGGTACACAAGATTATTATAACAAGAGGTATAATAATAAAGATACTAGTTTTCTAGATAGTATTGGTGTTGGTATTCAACAAACTCTTGGTACTAATGAGGGTATGAGTAATGTTCTTATGGGTGGTTTATCTGGATCACTTATGATGGCTCATGGGAGATATACAGAAGGAAAAGAATTAAGAGAAAACACTGAAGCTGCTATTAATAGTTTTACTAAATATAGACTTTCTGACTTTACTAAGGATACAATAGATTCTGTTAATAGAGGAACAGCTCTTCAAGAAGAAAGAGAAGCACTTTTAAAACAAGGCAATATAACAGACAGTAAAGATATAGAACATGATTATATAATTAACTATTTAACTCCACGTATTAAATATGGCAGATATGATCTTGTTAAATCTGAGATAGAGGATTATAGAAGACTAGCAATGACAGATGAAGGTTTTTCCCAATTACAATCTGAAGGAAAAGCACTCACTACAGATAAAAAAGAAGCATATCTTGAAAGACTTAATAAGTTTGAACAGACTGCAGAGAATGCAAAATCTTTATACCAATCATTACACTTACGTTATGGTGGAATGGTTAATGATAAAAAGACTCCCATCTACCCACCAGAGGTAATGGATAAACTTGTATATGCATCTTCTAAAATTTCAAATTATGATAGTCGTATACCTGGGTTAACTCCTGGATTAGTCAATGCTGATATTGAAGTTAATACTGTTATTAATGACTTATTAGAAGGTGATGATAAGAGCTATAATGAAGCAATGACAAAACTTAATAGTTTAGGTAAAGTTGTTGATGCATCAAGTAAAACAGTTCTTCCTGAAGAAATTATATCACTTAAAGAAAATCTTGAAGATGTTGCTAAAATGAGTCTTCGTAGAAATAAGTTCTTAGAAGAGTATAATGATATTAAAAAGAATCCAAGTAATTACCAAACTATAGAAGATGAAGAAGAAGTTGCTGAAACTGATACTTCTGGAAAACCTATTCCTAAGAAAAACATTATTATAAAAACAAAATCTGGAGACAAGACTATTACTATTGGACAACAATATGTAATAGGAAAAATAACTAGATATGATAAAAATAATAATGAGGTGGCACATGCCCCAGTGATTAAAATTGTTCAGGAGAATGATAATGGTACAATTAAAATATTTAATCCTACAACAAAGACAACAACTGATATAAGCAAGGAAACGTTGTTAGGATTAAATATACAAAGTTATGATGCCATAAAAGCAGATCCAAAATCAAATTTCCTATATGAGAACAGGGACACTACATATGAACACTATGGTATAAAAGATAAAGATGGTAATCCTGTCAAAGGTAAATTAGCATATAATCCTACCAAGGATAGATTAACTTTTGAGTATAAGGATGAAAATGGTGTAGTTAAAAAATCAGAAGTTTGGAATACCCATTTCAAAGCTAAACCAGGGTTCAAAGATGCAATGGTTAGACCAGTGGGTAAAATATCAAATGAAGCAACTACAGCAGCAAGAAAGTTTGCAGATGCCCCTATAACTATTTCTAGAGGTCAACAGATAAGACAAAATATAATCACAGAATTATATGAGAATAGTGTCAATCGTGTAAAACAGATAAGTGAAAAATTAGAAAAGAGTAAAGAGAAACTTGAAGAACATACTAAAACTTTAGAAGATCTTAGAAATAAAGCGGAAACAGTTACTAATAAAAAAACTGTTAATGCATTGAAAAAACAAATTCTTGATATAGAGTCTTTACGTGTTATTGTAGAAAAAGAAGTTAACGAACTATCAGAAGAAAAATCAAATCTTGAAAATAGTATTCCATTTTTTAAAGAGTTCCTTGATAGTTTAGATTCTCTTCCTGTTTCTGGAGCTGAAATTAAAGATCAGATAAAAGATGATATATACAAACTAGATGATCTTTTAGAAACAACAACTAAGGCACTTATTAAACATCAAACTTTATTAGATAAAGCAAAGGCAATTTTAAAAGATTCCCTAAATCTACTTAATGAACATATACAAAAAATAAAGGAAGCAAATCCAGGCATTCCCCTTTCTATTGCTGAGCTTGAGGCTAATCTTGATCAGTATTCAGAAGGAGTGGAAAACTTTGACAAAACTGCATTCACTGCTTTAGTTGTACAACTAGAATCTGACATTAGTGATTTTGAAAAAGGACTAAAGATTGTTAAACTAACTGCTAGTGTAGATAAGTTAGAGGAACAAGTTAAAAGTATTCAATCTGAAATTGATGCAGCAATTGCTGAACAAACTGCAAAAGAAAAAATAATATCAACATTTGAAAAATTTGTAGAAACATATAAAGAACGATTAATAGAAGAAAGAAAACTACAATCAAATGAGGCTCTTGCAAAACAACTCATTGGAACAAAATCTACTGGCTCACCAAATATGTTTGGTAAGGGATCTTTTGAAGTGGCTGGAAAAAAGAATGCATTGGCTGTACTTAGATCAGGTCGTCCTATAGATAAAAATAAACCTGCTCAAAAAAGAATAGACAAATTTACAAAGAAATATAATTCTTTAAATGAAGAAGATAAAAAGAAGTTTAAAGTAATAATTGTTACAAGTAATACTGAAGAAAAAGCAGGACTTCTTGGGCTTACATCATATATGCTGAAAGATCTTTCAGTAAAAGAAAAAGCAAAAGAAGAAAATAATCCAAAGAAATCAATTGTCCTTGTAATAGTTAATGAAAAGGGTGAACTTGTTGATCAGAATGGTGAAGTAATTAAATCAAAAGATACAAATGTTTTAGAGCGTGCTGTATATCAATCTCTTCCTAGTGAAGAACTTAAAGGAGATTATCCACAAAAATCTGGATCAAATAAATATGAGTCCATGTTTAGGGAGGACATTGTTAATAATGATGCTCTTAAGAAAGATCTTGAAAAACAATATAAAGAGTGGAGAGATGATCAATTAAGTAATACACAATTAGATGAGCCTCAACCATTTGATGCATCTTTTGGTAGTCCTGAGTATTCTGAGAAATGGGATGATAAATCAAAAAGTTTTGTTAGAGATTATAATAAACGTGTATCAGCAGAAAAAGCTGGTCTACTTCAAAAAGGTACACTCAAGACAGCTAGAGTGATAACTGTACCTACAACAAATCAATCTGTAACAGAAAATTCATCAACATTCAATACACCATTTGGAAGAGTTGTATTAAGAATTCCTAATGTTGGATTAGCTAAATTATTCAATAGAAAGTTTAGTGAAAAAGAAGCCACTGCTATATATGATGTATTACATCAGATTACAAAGAATGCTGCTGAAGAAGGTACTGTTGGAAAAGAATCTAAATCAGCACCATTATTTGAGTGGCTACAATCAGTAGCATACTGGGGTATTGTAAAAGATTCAGATGGTAAACCAAAACCTGCAGGATACAATAACATGTGGTTTCAAAAAGTTAATGGTGATACAAAATTATTTATATCTGGATTATCATCAGATGCTGACCGTAAAGTGGATGCAACAAAAGGTTTTTCATTTACACCTAATGGATTAGAACAAGAAAAAACAGCTATTATATACCTAATACAACAATTATATAATCATACAGATGCTAATAAAGTTAATGGTAGTAATTGGAAAAATCCTTACACTGAACAATTAGGTAAGGGTGCTGATGGTAATCTTATTGAAAGAGTATGGCCTAACTATCAAACATATAAACTTTCTGATAAAGCTCCTGATGAATCGGGAAATTTAACAATTGAAAGAAGTGGTGATGAGATTCCTTTGACAACACAATTCAGAGCTCTTAAAGATGAGGATGATGTTAATAGAACAGGAACATATTTTACACTCACTGGTACAGTGGATAACTTTGCATTAAAGACTCCTGTACTAGCTCCTAAAAAACAAGTAACTCCTACAAAACAAGTAGTTAAACCATTAATAACTACTCCTACAGGAATTGTAGAAGGAGAGAGACCATTGAAAAGTGGAGGAGTTGCTAAGTATACTATTGATAGAAAGAGAGTACTTGATGAATTAAAATCACAGAAGGAAGACATTCTTGATGATCCTCAAAGTGTTGAGTTCAGTGCCTTTATAAAATTATTACGAGATGAAGGTATTCTTTTAGTTACTGGTGTCACTGAGGAAAATCTAAATGCACTTAGTAGTGTCTTATCACAGCTAAGTGGTGAATCAAAAGATAATCAATTTGCTCTTCAGTTTATATATGGAACAATATTTAAAGAATCAATTCCTTCAATTCTAAACTATAATAAGGAACTAATTGGTACAGAATCCTTCATGGGAGGAGAAGAAGTTACCACATCACTTATTAATAAAGGTGATGACTTAAGATTTCAAGGTGGTGATTATCAAGTGATAAAGATAACTGCTAAAGGAGTTGATGTAACAAATCTAGCCACTGGTACTAAGAGCTTTATAAGCAATGAAGATTTAGCTGAAGAAGGCATAGAAGTCAGTAAGCCAGAAGTAAAGAAAACTACTAAAAAACAAGCTTCTTCTGATATAGAAGCTAAGAAAGCTAAATTAGAAAAAGAATGGAAAGAGGAATTAAAACTTGCAAATTTTTATTTAACTGGTTTAGGTAAAGGTACAAGTCTTACTCAACTTGGACTAGCTACTGTAGAAGGATTAGGAAATATGCATGAACTACTACTTCATGCAGTACCTTTTAAAGAATTAAAAGTTATAATGAATAACATATATAAATTAATTCAAGATTTATATATGAAAAATAAATTTACTTCTGTAACGTATGATCAAATAGAAAATTCTGATGAAATTAAAGCATATAAAGATTATTTTGATTCTGATAAAATTAATGCTAAATATGAAAAAGAACTAGCTAAACTAAATGAACAGAAAGAAGAACTTCCAACAGAACCAGATTCTGAAGACTTTAATACTCCCACAAATAGACAAAGCAAAAGATTCAAACCATTTAGATTAAAACTTAACACTCCAGCTGAAAAGTTTGAAAAAGAAGATTGGGAAAAGATAGAAGAGTTTTTCAAAAAAGTTCTTCCAACAATTCCTTTATATAGATTAAAGAATATGATTAAGGCTACCAATGGCAGACAAGCTTGGGGTATGCTTCATAAAGGTGGTGTTTATGTATATGAAAATGCAGAGGTGGGTACAGCATATCATGAGGTGTTTGAAGCTATATGGAGTATGTTCACTAGTCCAAAAGAAAGACAAGCAATCATTGATGAATTTAGAAACAGAGAAGGAACCTATAAAGATAGATTCACAGGAGAAATAATTCAATATAAAACTGCTAGTGAAGATCAAATAAGAGAAGAACTAGCAGAGGAGTTTAGAGATTTTGTTATTACTAATAAGAATGTGGCTAATCCTACATATGGTAAATCATTGATTAGCAGAATGTTTGCTGAGTTAGTTGATTTTATTAGAACATTCTTTACAGGTAAAAATGCTAGAACTAACACAGCAAACTTATTTAGTAAAATAGGCAATGGATATTATGCAGAATATAATCCATATGAATCTAAATTATCATATGCTAAGAGAGGGGTTATAGATAGAGATTATGCTACAGCTGATGAGGATTCTACATTTAGACTTACTCCTAAGATTATAACTATACCATCTGCCCAAGTGCATGATATAATTCAGCAAATGACATTTGCTACAGTGGCTGGATTAATGGATAACAATGATAGTGTTTTTGCAATAAATAAAATTCCTAAGAGTAGGTTATATAATGATCTTAGAGCTAATGTTTTAGATAGTATTAAATATGTAAGTGAACAATATGCTAAACAAAAAGCTATTGGAAAAATATCAGATGCAGAATCTAAAAGAAAAATAAGTCTTATGAAAGATTTATTTAACAATGTTAAATTAGAATGGGATAATATTGTAGCATTACATGAACAGAAGCTTAAGTCTTATAATGTTGAATTTGATGAGAATGATGAAACAGTTCTTAGAGATGAAGATAATTCAGGTAAAGGTGAGTATGGAGATGCTACTAAAATAGATTCATTTAGAAAAGCAAATAGTACTATTAAATTATTGTTTGCTACATTACCACAAATAGAATCAGGAAGTAATGGACTAGACTTTGAAGAGTCATCTATAGGTGGTGTTATGTTAATACCAGCAGATCAAGTGTATATTCAACTATTGAATAAACTGCATGACTCTGTAGATATAGATGAAATGTTTAATAGATTACAACTAATGGCACAAGGTAATCCTAATTATGCTGCTCTGTATAATCGTCTTACAAAGAAGTCAGTAACTACAGATGCAAATAAAACATCTATATTCACTGGTTTAAAAGATTACGATCTTGAATTAATTTCTGAATTCTGGAAGACCATGAAAAAACAAAATGCAGATGTTATTTCTGTATTTGTTCTTCCTTCAGGAGAAGTTGTAGTTACTAATTCTACGTTAAGTTCTGCAGCTAATCAAGCTAAACGTAAATTATTCAATAGTATAGTAAATACAATTAAGGAAGATGAATCTCCATATTTTAGTTATGATTCTAAAACAGGTAAATATTCTGCTACAGATATATTAAAAAAACTAACATTAGAAAGTGACAAGCTAGAGCAGTATACAACATTCTTAAAGAATATAGGAATCAGTTTCACTTCAAATGATCTTAAAAAATTAGATAAGAAACAACTTGGCGTATTTAGAAAAGCTGTAGATGGAATTAGAACAAGTTTTGCTGAAAAAGGTCCAGTGTATAAAAATAATAAAGCTGTTATTGATGAAGAAACAGGAGAACCTATAGACAATAGTATTAAAACATTTAGTAATAAAACATTAGATATTGTTAAGCAACTTACAAATCTTAGTATACTTAAAGCAATTGTTGATAGTGATACCGATTTTGAGAGTACATATTTTAACATTAATGGTGAACGCTCACAAGCATTTGTTGGTACAAATGCAATAAGTAATCTATATACAGTTCTTTCAAAACTAAAAAATATTAAAGAGCTGGAAGAAACACCTTATGCATATCTTCTTACAGATAAGTTTAGTCAAGGTAGTGTAGTGCTACAGAGCATGTTTGATATTGGTCATGATGATGCAACAGGAAATCGTATTGAAGATAGTGAAAATCTATTGCATCCTATCTTTGTTGATGGAACAATCAACGAAGCCACTGGAAAGAAAAAAGCATCTGCAAAACAATCATTGGTACAAAGGATTATACAGGAGCTTAATCTTAATGCAGTGGGTATTTATTTAAATCTTGTTCCTGGAGATGCAACTATTGAACATGCAAGTAGAATGCATAATGATGGTTCTCCATTTGTAACAGCTGCTACATTTAGAAACAACTCATTTATTAATATATTCAAGAACTATTTCATGTCTGAAGTGGGGCTTGCTAGAGATGGACGTACAGTAGTAAAAGGAAAGAAAGCTAAAGATCTTCGTTTCTTTAAAGCAATCTTTGCTGATGATACCAAAAAGAAAGATAATGAAATAAATAAGTTACATAATGATATAATGAATTTTAAAAAGGACAATGGAGAAGAAGCAACTTCAGAAGAACTATATAAAGAATTCAAAACACAAATTGATAATGCTGTAAGAATCTTCATTAATAAAGAAGCAACAAACACAGATAGATTACTTAGAACATTTGGTATTGTATACTACGATGAAACAGGATTAGTTGCTAAAGATTTATTATTTGCTGAAGGTATGAAGTTAACTGAAGCAACATTAAGAGAACAACTCAAGTTGATAACTGTTAATTACATGATTGCAAATATTGAATATCATAAATTACTATATTCAGATCCTTATCAATATGCTGATGAGTTAAAGCGTGTTAGAAACTTTACCTCTCCAGGACAAGCTCTTATAACTGGATCAGTTAATGAAGCTTATGATAAAGCTTACAATAGAGGCTATTCAGAGGGGGACATAGGATGGACAGATATGGATAGAAACTATTATAGATCTATTAGTGTTGGTGATGTACTTAGCACAAATGATCTTGATGGATATAATAATGCTTGGAAAGAAACAGATGGTGCAGGTATAATTACACTCAAAGCTAATCGTATATTTGGTATACGTACAGGAAACTGGAATGATTCTAACGATAAACAAGTTAGATATGATGTAGCATATGAAAAAGTTGTTAAGGGTGAAGGTCTATCAGATGAAGAAAAACAAGAAAAAGGACTAGTTCTTAATGATGAGGAAATAGCATTTGATATTAAACGAGTTGAAGATGAAGATGGTAGAGTGAGATATATAGGAAATAATCCTAATGTAAGAAGTACATACACTCCTAGGAAACCTATTATAAGAGGAAGTAAAGTGAATGGCAGAAACTATAATGATGTAGTGTTACATAAACTTGCATTGGTGCCATATTCATTTAGAATTCTTCATGAAATGGACCCTAATTCAAATGCAATTAAGTTGTATAATAAAATGCAAGCAGAGGATGTTGACTATGCTGTATTTGAATCAGGTAGTAAAGTGGGAACAGAAGCAGTGTTTGAATTATATAAAGATGGTATATTTAATACTGATCCATTTGAAACAGAAGAAGAAAAAAATAATTCTGATTTACCACAAGGAGTTTCAAAAATACCATTCTCTATTATTGCTCTACAAGCAGATGTACCTTCTAAAGACTCACCAAAAGTTACACAGGGTTCACAAGTTACTAAACTAGTAACTATGGACTTCTTAGAAGGAGGTATGCCTATTGATTTTGAAGTGAAAGATGCAGAAGGTAACATCATTACTGACTTTGATGAAAGACTCATAGAATGGATTGCTTTAGATACGGATGCAAAAAGGGAAGAAGCATCTCCTCTATATAAAGAAATTCAAAATAATCAAAAGTTACTAGAAGCTAAACTTGAGCAAGGGTATTACACTCTTCTTAGAAAACTTGGTATTAAGGAAACTATAAACAAAAATAATAGAAAAGAATTTAGAATAATAGATAGAGAAAAATTAATTACTACTCTAGGAGAAGAGATTGAAAAGAGAGAAATTAATAACAATATCATTGATAGTTTTGCAGGATTTGCAAGTGGGGACACTATACTAGAAGCAACTCCTTCATATCAACAAATCAGAAATATATTATATTCTATTGCTGATACAAATATTACTTCTCCTAAAATTTCTGGAGGAATGAAAGTGCAAATAACCTCTGCACTATTTGAATCTAAGAATAGAATAAAGACTACTGAGATTACTGATAAGAAAACTGGAAATAAAAAAACAGTATATTCATCTAAGATTCTTAAATTTTATGAAGATGAAGATGGTAAGCGTTATTGTGAAATAATGGTTGGACGTTGGTTTAAGTCAGATAAAACTGATGAAGAACTTATTCGTTACTTCAATGAAACAGAAGAAGGTAAAGCAGAAATGGCTGCATTATTTGGTGTAGCATATCGTATTCCTACACAGAAACAGAACTCAATTGATGTATTCAAGATAGCTAAGTTCCTTCCTGAAGACTTTGGTGATTCTGTTGTTGTTCCTTCTGCTATTGTAAATAAAGTGGGAAGTGACTTTGACATTGATAAACTTTCTATATACTTAAAGAATCTAAAAACTGGTGCGAATGGTTATCCTACAGTGATTAAATATCTTACTAAAGAGAATTCAACACTACAAGAAAGATATGCTGAGTGGGTATTAGGCAATAGTACTAAAGATAGTAGAAAGTATGTTAAGTTTTTATCTAAGGATAAAATTCTTGCTATAAGAGATAAGTTTAAGCCAGAGTTTGATAGGCTTACTAGAGAATACAAAGCTACTATTGCAGATATAAAAGGTATTGCATATAGTGAATTATTAGAAGACTATGATGATATTAAAAATGAATTCACTGAACAAGATGATGAGATAGCTAAATTATTTAAATTAGGAAAGAAGATATTTAGAAAACTTGGAGATTCTCCACAATCTGAATTCTTTATGCTAAGAGATTACATGGCTAAAAATAATATTCAAGGTACTGAAGAGATCAGAAAATATTTAGCTATGGCAGAAGATATGCTAGATGATAATGAGTTTGGTGATGAAACAAATGTTGTTCTTGGTGATTTAATTTCTAATTATAAACAAGAGCTTAGAATACTAGGAGCTAATGAAGAGTATATAAATAATGCAAAGAAAGAAGCATTAGTTAAATTCAGAAAGAGTAAATCTGGAGCAATTGAAGGAGTGGCTAAACTTACTAGTATAATGAAAGAGCCTATACTCTCTAAAATGAAAGGTGAAGAAACTGCCTTTTATGATAGTGAATATATCACTGAGCTTGCAAGGGTACTAGATCTAATGCCAATAGAAAAGTTTTCTACTCAAAGTGAGTATCAACAGAATAGTATAAAGGCTTTAGAGAATGCATATATTCAGTCATTACAAAACCTTATATCTCATCCATTAAACTTTAAGAGTTTAATTAAACCTAACTCTGCTGAGTCATTAAAACAACTCTCTATTGATATCAATGATGAGATGGGAATACCTGAAGTAGATTATTCTTCTGTAGGTAATATGATGAGCAGAACATTCATGTCTAAGTTAAGATATGCATTTGTAAGTGGTAAGTATGCAATTGGTATTGCTGCTACAGCACAAACTAATCATGCTAATAATCAACGTAGTCTTACATATGTTAACACTGATAAGTCACGGAGTAATAGTATAGATCCTGTTGATAGAACTATATTGGGAGGTGATTCTAAAGCAATAACATTTGCTAATGATCCTAATGTTAACTTCAAGGAATATAATAAAGTGAAGATCGGTGGAAAGATTATGCCAAGTCTTTCTATGATTAAAAATGCTGCTGGAGAATATATATCAGATATCATAGGAATGTTTATTGATGGGTATGTTGATATTGCTGCAGGTGCCTGGGTTATGGATATTGGTGCTGCTCCTAATGTTGCATCCACTTGGTTGTTCTTAACTAAGATTGGTGTACCAATTAAGACCATTGGATATTTCATGAATCAACCTATCATTAATGATTATTTAAAATCAGTAGAAAACAGAGGATACTCTTGGTTATTTATTGAGGATATGATTAATGATACATTGGAATCATATAAACCAAAGAGTAAGGTGTCAGTAAGTTCAATTCCTTCTGATGGTGATTTATTTAAAATGTTAAAGTATAATAAATCAAATACTGATTTAGAAGAAGGTGATAAATTAACAGATCTTCAAAAATCTCAACAACAGTATATGTTGAAAGAGTTCTTGAAATATGCTAAGATGGCTGAACAATTATTCTTAGTAACACAAGGATCTAACTTTGATACAGCAACTATCAATGATCCATATTTAATAACTAAGAAAAGATTACAACTTGAGAGAGCACAAAATACTATTATATCATCTGTAGATAATCTATTAGAAAAGTCATACATTGGAAAGCTTAAAGATTTCATATATGATTTCAGAGATGCTTTTGCAGAGATACTACTATCAGATAAACCGAATGTAAGGAATGTAATGGAACAAGTTATAACACCTTACGTAGATCTTAATGATAGAGAATTTGTAAAACTTGCTCAGAAGGCAGTTAATACACTCTTTGATTGGGCTGTACAAACTAAACCAGAAGGGTTAAACTCTAAAATAGCAAGTATATTACTAGGAAATGAAGATGAAAAAAGTGCAGCTGAACAAATTATTGCATATAGAGATAGCATATTAGGTAATGAAACTAAGGGTATACCTGGAAAACCAGAGCATGAATTATACCATAACATCATTCTTAATTCTATAGAACAATATGCATATCCAGGATACAAAAAAGGAAAGGTTAATAACTTAGAATTAACAGGAAGAGATAACAAAATCTATGATCAGAATTTAATAATCAGTGGCTTTGAAGAATTAAAACAAGTACTGATTAGTGAGAATAAAGATCTCTATAGAAAATTAGTTAGTCTTTCAATGATTCAATCAGGATTAACTAACTCCCCTATTGCATTCACTACACTTCTTCCTTATGAAGATTTTAGAGAAGAATACAATGATGTGTTGTCTGTATTAGAAAATATACCTAACTTAGATGACTTTTACAACCTAAATGTATTTGAAAGAACTAATGCAAATGATTCAAATGTTGTAGCATTCAAAAGAGCAAAACTTCTTGAAAGTAAACGCTCATGGGGTGATCCTTATTATAATCCAGACATAGCATTTCTTGATGAAAGATTAAAATCTGCACAAGATAAAGGAACTATTCCTAAGGTGGTAAATATTAGTGTTTATTCTCAAGAAGGAAAATCTGACTTCATGACATATCAATGGGAATCTTCTATAGGTAATGCTACACGTATCCAAAGAAGAAAAATTGGAGATAAGTCTCATGTACATAAGGTGTTAATGAAGAAGGTGTATTACTTTGATGCTAAAGGAATTAGAAAACCTTTCATAGAATATTCTGAATCTGAAGATAAGACAACAGGAGAAGTAAAAATATATAAAAAATATTTATATAAAGCTATTAATGCTTGGGGAGATTCTTATAGAGCAAATGAGTTCTATGATAAAATTCAAGCTTCTGTTCTTGATAATGATTATGATAAAGTTAAAGAAGTAGAAGATGCTGATATTTTAGAAGTTGTTGGTGTTGAACAAGTAGATAAAAATGAGAAGTATGCATCAGATGATTATTTTATAACAAAGGGTGAATTGCTAGAAGACTACTCACAAACTACAGGAGAAACTCTTGGAACAGAATCTAGAAACGCTCCTAAAGGATTTCCCGAAACAAAAAGACCTAATGAAAACTGTGGAGGATAATATATGGCATGTAAGATTGAAATAAGACATAATCTTGAAAAAGAGATTGGTAAAAAAGCTGAGATTTTAAAAACTGCTAATTGGAAATTTGCTCAACAAGAGGCTAAGAATATTAATAAGTCTTATAATTTTGATGTAGTGTCTGTCCATGAAGGAGAGAATGATTATGTCAATACAGTGAGAGTTGATGTTCCTTCTGAATTAGTTGATAAATATCATGCACATTTTACTAATCTTGAAAGGATAGAAGCAGCTGCTGTACAGCAAGAAGATGCTGATCGCATGGAAGAAGATTTTGAAGATGATTACTTGTTTCAAAAAGAGGAAATGGCAGCATCAAAAGCTTCTGCTGAAACCCTTGAGAAAGTAAAAAAGGCTGCTGAAAAAATGGGTATTAGTATCCAGGCTCTTGTAGATTATGCTAAGAAAACAAAACTTAATACTAAAGGTATTAATGGTGTTGCAGATCTTGTTAAAGGAGTTATAGCAGTGGCAAATAATATGGAAGATGCTGCACTTACAGAGGAGATGGTACACATTGCTACAGCTATTCTAGAGCAAACAAATCCAAAGCTTATCACAGATCTTATAAGTAAAATAGAGAAGTTTAAAATCTATGGTATAACATTAGAAGCATATAAGAATGATAAGAACTATCAACTAGCTAATGGTAAACCAGATATTCGTAAGATTAAAAAAGAAGCTGTAGATAAGCTAATCTCAGAGCTCATAATTAATCAGTCTGAAGGAAGTACAGAATTTCCTGAACTAATGCAAGAAGCTACTCGTGAACAAGTTAAAAGCTGGTGGGATACTATTCTTGATTATATAAGAAGTGTGTATAGAAAATCAGATGTTGATCTTCTTGAATCATTTAATAAAGTTGCTAAGCAAGTTATTGAAGGTAATGTAGGAGCTAAATACGAAAGAATAGATGATAAGACATATTTAAAATTTGCATATGAATCAAGTAGTGATGCTTCTAAAATCTTAGAAAAATATCTAAGTAACTTTGGTATACAAGTTAAAGATATTAATGAGATAAAAGATAAGTTAGGAATAGATGAAGTAGGGTTTGCAGATTTATTATCAAAGATTGCCTACACAAAAGATAAGAAAAATCTCCCACCTATTGCTGGAAAGTTTATTGCATATATGATGCAATATAATGCACTTATAAAAAATGCAGTGGTACAATATGCAAAAGAAGATAAGGCATTAAAAACTGAAACTAGTGCAATTTATTATGTTGCTCCTGGATTAGGTAAGACAGAACTTTCAAAAATAAATCCTAATAAGTTTGTTGACATGGATGATCTTATTGCAAAAGCAGTTAAGAACATCACTGGTAAAGTACTTGATACAAATGATGCATCCCTATTAGTTGGAAAGGATGAGAAAGTTGCAGAAGAATTAGTAAAATTAATTAAAGAAGTAAAAGAAACACATATTATATTAAGTCCTATTAGCTCCCCTAAATTACAACAGTTAGGATTTAATTATTCAAAATATTATATTCCTGGAGAATCAAACAAAGAGAGTATAATAGAAGGTATTTCTAGAAGAACTACTAATCCATATAATATCACCGATGAAGAATATGTAGCTAGATACATCACTCCATATGAAACTAAAGGAAACATAGTTGAAGTTAATGGATATATTTCAGATGAGTTTAGTGATTTAAATGATTCCAAAGAAAATGTTTCTGAATATTTATCTAAACGTGATTATACTAGTTCAGATAATTATAAAGATTTGGATAAGGATGAATATTTTGAAAGAATTGGTAATTTAATTGCTGATGAATTAACTGAACGAGTTAATGTACAAATTAGTAAATCCTTATTAGATAAAATTAAAGATATTATAAAAGAGTTCTTTGCAACATTTAAAACTAATAGGGAGGCTGTTGATAAGATTAATAAAAATATAGCAACAATAGTAGATGGAATCTTAGCAAATAATAGAGATTTAATTACTGTAAGTCCTTTTAAACCTGGAGCAGAAGGAAAGCCAGTATCTTCTGTATCAATGGAAATGGCCTTATCAAAAGACTCTTTTGGTAAATCTATTGTATACAAACTTAGTAAATATGGATTTATATTAACAGGTTCTACAGCTCTTTCTGAACAGGGAACTATTCTTAGACCTGATGAGAATCCGTTACATGATATTGATTGGGTATCTCCATTTACTAGAAAAGAAACAGAAGAGAAATTCCTAGATGCATATCCTGATGCAATAAGAGTGAGGGATATCTATGGTGATGGATATGTTACTGATAGTTATTTAATAGCTCCTACTGGATATAAAGTTTTAAATTATGAAGCAACTAACTATAATGGTAAAATCATTATTAAGAGCTATGATATAGTAAATAATAAAGGTGAAGTTGTTGGTACATACAGACTTGAAAGAGATGAAAAAAATAAAAGTAAAGAAGTTGAAACTGGAGTGAGGGGAAAAGTAATTGACTTCTTTAGTTATAATACTCCTTCAGCTGGAGATATTAATACTCCTTTTACATTTGTCTCTAAGGATGGTGAAAAGATTCAATTAGCGAACTGGAAAGATACATTTAAAGCTAAATTAAATTATGCTAGATATAAAGATATATGGGATTATAATAGATTCACTCCTAATGAAAATGAAATAAATAGACAAGAAGGGAGACTAGTTTCAACTTCTGATATATTTAATGAGGGGGATATATACTTTCAACGTGTGGCAAATGATGCAGTGGATAATTTTTATAACACTGTTGTAAGTTATTCTGATAGAATGAAGTTACTTGATCAGAATGAAGATGATCGTCACTATACATTTGACTTAGGAAGAGTAGCAAAATCTGTAACACAGAAAGTTAAAGAGTTTGGTAAGAAGAAGTTCAATAGAACTGATGCCCAGAAGCTTGTTGACGATATGAAAAAGACTTGGGGATCTAAAGGACATAAGTTCTTAGAAGACTTTATTAAAAAATGTCTGTTAGATGAAAATGGATATAGAAGGGCTATTCCTTTAAAAACCAAAATTAGGTCTGACTTTGATCCTATTACAGAGAAATCAATAATGGATTTTGCCACTGCACTTATAAATTCATATCACCCAGATACACGTTTTCTTATAGAAAGAATGGTGATCAATACAAAAGTAAAAGGAATGTTAGGTTCCACTATTGACTTTATGGCAATTGAACCAGATCCTAAAACAGGAATTAAAGTGGATGTGCTAGACTGGAAATTTACTAGTATAGATAAAACTAAAGATGAGGACATTCCTTGGTATAAGCAAATAGAGTGGAAACCTCAAATGGGAGAGTACACAAAGATGCTGTATAATTATGGATTAAAACCAGAGCAATTAAGAAAAGCTAGAATGGTTCCATTTATAACTAACTATGAGTATTCTGTACCTGGAGATAGGAAGAGTGATTTGGTTGCCACTTCTGTAGAGATAGGTAAATTAGATGTATTACAAGAAACAAATTTATATTTACTTCCTGTACCTAGTATTGCAGAGTCTACAGGTAATGTAGCAGTAGATAAACTACTTGAGGCATTAAGACATCAGTTAGAAAAATTATATAAGAAGCGTGTTTCTGGAGCTGGGAGAGAGGAAAAACTTCAACAAATTGCAGAGTTAGGTAAAGCTATAAGACTTCTACATTTAAAACTAGATTTCAAACCTTTGCTTAATGTTGGAACTACATTTATAAATAATGCAAATGCTTCTTTTGATGCTATTAACAAAATTGATTTATCAACATTAAGTGAGGCTGAATTAAATGATCAACTAAGACAGTTACTAGGATACCAAGTAGGTGCTGAAAAATTTACAGCATTAGATACTATATTCCTTTCTCAATTTCCTAAAGAAGGACTTGATGCAGAACAACAGAAATTATTAAAAAATCTAGAACATAACTCCGCTGAAATACAACGTATGCTCAATAGGGTAAAAGAAATCCAGGGAGAGATTGTTGTACATTGGACACTTAAACGGAAAATTACCACTGAACAAAGTAAAATGTCAGTTGTAGAAGCTGAAGTTGCAGTGGGAGGAATGGCTAAAACATTTTTAGAAGGAACAAAATTAGGAGCTAAAATTGTAAAGCTTGCTACTAATATGATTTTGGTTGCAACAAGTGCTACATCTAGGAAAATTGCTAAAGAGATAAAAAGATTTGAAAAGATATTATTGCCATTAGAAAAAGAGGCTAGTGCTAGAGGAAAAAAAGCATTTGACTTAATTGGTAATGTACGTAATGGAAAGTTATCTCTTATAAGAAAACTTAGTGATGAATATTTAGAAGAAGTTAAAGATGCCAGAGAGTCAAAAGATAAACAGTTCTTCTTAGATAATATGGATGTTACTCAATATAAGAAGCTAGCAGAAGAACTAATTACTGAAACAAATAAAGTTTTTGATAGCACTTCATATTCTAATGATCAACGTGAAGATGAGAATATAAGAAAGTTTAAAAAACAAGAGTTTAGGAATAAAGTAGATATAACTAGCAATAACTTTACTGGGTATAATGAATACCATTTTAGAAACATATTTAAACAAGTCTTAAAAGAAGAAGGTCACTACTCTAAAGAATATCAAGAAATGCGTAAGAGTGAAGCTGCTTTAGCTGCATGGGAGTTCTTTACAGAATTAAACAAAAGAGCTAAAGGGACAGGATATCTTGGTAGAGGAACAGGCTTATCATTCTTCCCATTAATAGAAGCTAGTATATTAGAAAAATTTAAAAGCACTGATGATGTATTGGCCCAGGTAAAGGAATCTTTCTGGAAAGATATGTATACAGTGAAGGCAGAAGAAGAACAATCCTATTCTAAAATTGATCCTGAAACAGGTAAAGTAAAAAGGGAAATACCTAAACACTTTATAAGAACAAATAAAGCAGTTAATCAACTATCTACAGATCTTAATAAAGTAGGAACATTATTTATTAAATCATTACTAGAGTTTGAAAATGCTAGAGCAATGGAAGATGTACTTCTTACATTAGATGCTGTAGAAAAAGCAAAGAAAAACCTCGCATTAGATGATAATGGATATGTTATATATACTGAAGGCATTTCCACAGAAAATGATACAGATAACAAAAACGCCCTTATCCTAAGAACTATAATAGATGATTTTCTATATGGTTTAAGTGAAGACCTTAGTTCATTAGGAAGTACTCTTGCTACTGGGGCAGTAGCTAAATTTAGTAAGGATGAAGAGAACAAAGAGAAAAATGTTGTTTCTGTAAAGAAAGCAATTAAAAATGCTGATACATTAGTTAGGGCATTAGCTGTTGGTTTGAAACCATTAATTGCTTTAGCTAACTGGGCTGGTGGTCAGTTCCAGTCATTCCTAAGTGCTGGAAATATGTACAGGTTTAGAGAGTTTACAAGGAACAATTGGAAAATTACAACAGGAATTGGACTTACATTAATGGATAAGTTATTATTAGATTTTATCCATCCATTAAATGAGGATATATCATTAGAACAAAGAAGGAAATTAGCTAAAAAACAATCTTTCCTTAAGTATTTAAGTACATGGTCATTCAATGATATTATGATGGCTACTAATTACTTTCCTGAAAGAAAATTACAGTTTGCTAATGCTATGAGTTTTAATGATAACTCAATGGTAATAGATGGTGAGATTATTAATATTAGACAATACTTAAAAGAGCAAGATAGAAAAGCTAAGGAAAAAGGAATATCATATGAAGAGAGGAAAGCTTTAGAAAATTCATTTGAGAGTAGGGTAGAGAAATTAAAGGAATCTTCCTCTCTTTCTAAAATTGCTGAAATAAAAGATGATGAACTATCTATTCCTGGTGTTAGTGAAGAAGAACTAGCTAAGTATCGTGTCAAAGTGATTGAATATGGTAGAGGATTAAATGGTCAGATGAACTCAGCTAATAAGGCTGGATTTAGAAGAGACTCAATTCTTAGCTCATTTATGATGTTTAAGACATGGATACCTAAATTAGTTTCCGTTCGTGCAATAGATATAAATAAAAATATTGAGTTAGGCGAATGGGAATATGGTAGAACTAGAGCATTCTTAAAAACATGGGCTCATTTAGGACTATTAAATGTAAAAGGACTAAGAGATATTTATTTAGGAACTGATGAAGGACTCAAGGTGTTAGATGAGTTATTAGAGGCAAAACAAGATGAATACTTTAAGAAGACAGGTCAAGTTCTTGAAATTTCAAGAGAAGAGTTTCATGATCTTATGAGAAAACAAGTTAGTGACCAGTTTAAAGAAATTGGATTATTACTTGGACTTCTAACTATGGTAATCGCTGCAAAGATTGCTGCTCCTGACGATGATGATGAATTAAAGAAAAATAGGTATAAGCAACTCGCAAAAGCACTAAATAAAGTGACTGATGAGGTAAGCTTCTATTATGACCCTAGATCTGCAGATGCTATTACTAGAGGATCTATTATTCCAGCACTAGGGCTTCTTGTAAAAATTGAGAAAATTATTTCAAGTACAAGCAAAGAAATTTTTGGTGAGGTAATAGGTGATCAAGATATGGTAGATAAATCATATCCACTAAAATACTTTTTAAATATAATTCCTGGAGCTGCTCAATTTGATTCAGACATATTACCTTTTATATATCCAGAAGCTGCAAGAAATCTGGGAATACGAGTTAGTCCACAATCAAGAATGCAACAATAATTAATTAATTTTGCACACTACATAATAATATAAAAGAGATGGATGTACGTTGTACTGCTACCCCTTGTCCAGTTATACTAAGTGCCACCTGCGTATTTTACGAAGGTCCTAATTTAATATATACAGGAATAAATACCAATGATAATTTAGAAATTGTCATTGAGAAATTGAATGCTTATATAGTTGCTGGTGGTGGATCTGCTGGTACGTCTGGTTCTTCTGGAACCAGTGGTACTAGAGGTACGTCTGGTTATTCAGGAACATCAGGAACAAGCGGTACAACAGGTACATCTGGAACTTCTGGATATACAGGAGATAAATATAAAACTACATCAAGCAATGTTCTTACAATAGGAACAGGAATTAAAAATTTTAGTGTAGGACTAGGATTAGCATATTCAATAGGACAACCAGTTGTAATAGTGAATGGCGGTAATTCAATGCAAGGCACTGTATTATCATATGATCCCCTCACAGGTGCTATGTCAACTAATATCACTTACACTACAGGATCAGGAATGTATACATCCTGGGCTGTAAATATTGGTGGTGCTCCAGGAGTTGATGGTACATCAGGAACTACTGGTACATCTGGAACAACAGGTACATCAGGAACAACTGGTACATCAGGAACTACTGGTACTTCTGGTACAACAGGTACATCAGGAACTACTGGTACATCTGGTATTAACGGAACCTCTGGAACTACTGGTACATCAGGTGTGAATGGTACATCAGGCGTTAATGGTACATCAGGAACTACTGGTACATCTGGAACAACAGGTACATCAGGAACAACTGGTACATCAGGAACTACTGGTACTTCTGGTACAACAGGTACATCAGGAACTACTGGTACATCTGGTATTAA